CACCCCCCCCCCCCCCCCCCCCCCCCCCCCCCCCCCCCCCCCCCCCCCCCCCCCCCCCCGCCCAACCCCACGGGCGCCAATCTCAGCGAGGCCTATCTCGGCGAGGCCTATCTCAGCGGGGCCAATCTCAGCGAGGCCTATCTCGGCGGGGCCAATCTCAGGGGGGCCAATCTCAGGGGGGCCAATCTCAGCGGGGCCGATCTCAGGGGGGCCTATCTCAGGGGGGCCAATCTCAGCGAGGCCTATCTCAGCGGGGCCAATCTCAGGGGGGCCTATCTCAGCGGGGCTGTCGGCGCAGAAGTCGCCCTGGCACAGTGCGCCATCCTGCCATCGGACGGGCCAATTTGGGGATGGAAGAAATGCCGTAATGGCGTGCTCGTGAAACTCATCATTGGCGATACCGCAAAGCGCAGCCATGCCTCTGGGCGCAAGTGCCGCGCGGAACACGTAAAAGTTCTGGAAGTGATCGGCGCAGAAATCGGACTCAGTATTTTTGATGACGATGGGAAACAGAAACCAATCGAGTACCGTGTCGGCCAGATCGTGCGCTGTGACAAATGGAACGATGATCGCTGGACAGAATGCGGCGGCGGAATCCATTTCTTCCTGAATCGCGCGGAAGCTGAGGCTTATTCATGACCTCACCCAGAAAGGTGAATGCAGAGCGCCAGAGCAAAGTGAGCGGCGGAGACTAACCCGCCGCAACTTAAAGGAGAAGCCATGAGCGCAGACATAACTACGTACCTTGAGCGCGTAAAAACCAAGTGTGAGGCTACAGACTTCGAGGCGGCACAACTGGTAGCCCAGGTAGCCCTGCGAATTCTCGTCCAAACGCGAGTTGAGTTATGCGCGAATGCCGAAGACGTGGGCGGCGAAGAGCTGCGAGCCTTTATTTTCAACGATAACAGTGGGATGTGGGCCAAGGCCGAGGCCGCACTGGAAGCGATGGATGCCGCATGAGCGCCACAAAGGCAGCACAGCCAAGACCGCGGATGACGATACGTGAGCATTTTGAGGATTTGGCGGGAGAGGCTTACGGCGGAGACATCAGCCATCTTCTCGGTCGTGATCCAGCGTATCCCGAATGGTATAAAGCTGCCGATCTTCAAGCGGCTTGGAGAGTTTTTGAGGCCGGCATAACTGATTTGCGCAACTCTAACCGGGAACTGCTCGAAGCGCTGGAGGGCCTGACTACTTATTTCGATGGTAAGAACTCATGGGATAGGCCAAGGCCAAAATTCATGATGATGGCGCGGGCCGCTATTGCGAAAGCGAGGAAGCCATGACGGACCAAGAGATTTGTTGCAGTGGATGCGGATTCCCAGCGAAAGCCGAAGAGCTAGATGCGGATGGCCGATGCGGATGCACTCCCCCAATGAAAGACATGAGGTGGGCGGTTCCTCTTGGTGATCTAGGGATTGAATTTCATGGCCCAAAGCATTGCTTTCGTCACGGAGTTCAATTGGACGAAAAACACGAATGTGCGCTGTGTGTTGCCGAAGACGAGAAGAAGGCAAGCGGCGGGTAACCACGGAAGTCCCGCCGCAGCTTTTGCCGAAAGTCACGCCAATCAGCCCGGGATCGAAGGAGCAGCCATGAGCACCACAAAGGCAGCACAGCCAAGCGCGCAGAAATTTGAGCAACAGTGCATTTATCCACTCGGCCATGAGCGGGAACTTCTCGAAGCGCTGAAGAAAATTAAACGGATCATGGCTGCGGGCCAACTTGAAGAGCGTGATATTCAATGCGTCTATTCCGTAGCCGCGGCCGCTATTGCGAAAGAGAGGAAGCCATGAGCACCACAGCAGGAGCGTGCACTGGAGTTATTTGCCCACACTGTCAGACACGAATCCTTGAGCATGATTGTTGCGAGTCGGCCGTGGAACTTCTCGAAGCGCTGCGAAAACTTAGAAATGCAACCGTCAGTAATTCGATCACGACAGCCTTGATGGCTGAAATTGACGACTTGCTTTTCCCCGATTCCGCCATCCAGAAAGCAGAGGCAAAGCCATGACCGATCTAGCAGCCCATCTCCGCGACTTAGCCACCACTCTCGCACGGGTCGAAGCTGCGCCGGCCCTGACTCTCGAAGTTCGGGCGGAGCAAGAGGAACCGGAAGCCAACGTGGCATTCGTTGCCGCGCTTGACGCGGAAGTTGATCGGCTTTTTGAAATCGTGGACGGTCGTTTATGAACCACGATCCGATTCCCTTCCCTGCAGATTTTGCGGCCGAGGAGCGCAGGCAAATGCTGGAAGACTCTCAACCCCTGAGTTGGTGGAGGGTCTTTCTTGCATTCACAACTTCGCTCATTTTCTGGGCTGTGCTTGTTGGCTTGGCTCTCGGGTTGTACGCGAGGCTTCACCGATGAAAGGCATCTTTAGTGGCAAGGTCAACGCGAATGTCGAGATCGGGGAATCCTCTCTCGTTATTAACGGACGCACGGTTTCCCTACGTGCGGTTGCGTCGGTTTCGCCCGACATGCTGGCTGTGCTCGAGGAACTCTCCAAGCCGGAAGCAAGCGGCGGCGTCTATCGCGTCGAACGCTGGGTCGAGAAGGGCGAGCTGCGCGTGAGTTTGTTCAAGATTGGGCTGGCGGGACACGCTCTCCAGAAGGCAACCGATTTTGGGAAATATCTTGAGCGAAGCGGGCAGAAATGAGAGGCCGCTCTTGCGGAGACTGCGGCTCGTATCACGGACGCGACACCTGTCCCGTGAAGGAACTGGCGCGGAGGCAGGATCCGTATGGACTGAATCCTCCGCGTCCGACTCCGGCCATGCCGAGCGACCCAGCATCACGGGATGCCAATGAGTACACGATTTTCCTGATTCCACCGAAACGGATTGTATGACATTCGCGGTTCGCTGCGAAACGCCGTCTCTACGAGGCGATCTCAATGTGAGGAGGGTTGCGGAGAAAGTTCGCTCGGAACCCGGGCCGGTCAGCGGTCCGGGAACTGAGTGGGAAGCAACCGAAAATGACTCAAGCAACCTGTTTTACACCGCGCGCCTGCATCCTCGCCGATCCCTGCGACCGCTGCGATGCCTGCATGGTGAACGCGCAGGAGTTACATGACACGCCAACCCCAGCAATGACCTTCAAGACCGATAAGCAGCAATCCGCCGGCCTGTGCTCTCGCGGTTGCGGCCATTCGAGTCACCGCGGGGCGTGCAAATGGCTGAAAATGCAATTTACTGGGCCGAAGAGCGATGACCCGAAAGTTATCCAGCACATTAAGCCACAGAACCGAACGCCGCAAGAGGAGAAGTTGATGGAATTAGCCCGCATCTGCCACGGCACCGAAGATCAGCCCTGCACCGAAAAACTGCATCCGCTCAACCACTCCGGCTTGTGCAAGCGGTGCTACTGGCGCCAGCACTACCGCGACAAGCACCCCGGTAAGTCATTGACACCGAAGGCTAAGCGTAAAAGTGTTTCACATGGAACACTTGGGCCGCCCTGCACAGTCCCTGTCCTGTCTCTCACGGTGACCGAGGCGCAGGTGAACACACTTCTCTTGGGCTTACCGGCGGGGAAAAAAGTGGCACTAGTGCAGGCCCATCTTGACGAGCTGGCGGCGACTTTATGACTGGCCGCATGAATCGCATCAACTGGAAAACTGTCCGGGATGACCTGATCGTGTTCGTGGTTCTCTCTGGGCTCTGGAGTGTCTTGATCATTGCGGGAACTCGGTTGTGGCACAAATGACACCGTATTACGAACACACAGGGATCGTCATCCTGCACGGAGATTGTAGAGAATGATTCGACATGATCGCAAAGTATCTTGTCCGATTTTGGATCGGCTAGAGAAGCGGTATTCGGCCCCGCATTGGCGATTTCTGCGCGAGGTTAGAAATGATACCGGCTTCCAATCTAATCGGTCGGCGGACGCCATGGCGGTCGGAATGTATCACAGCCGTGGGCAAATCCTGATCGGGTGGGGTTTAATGTCGGTTGTGGGAAGCAAGCTCAGCATATTAAAGCGAGCGCCAAGCCTCAGCCCCAAACCGCTTGACCGTGGGATGCTTGCGGCCATCATCGAGCGATCCATTGAACAGGCTGTCAAACCTTACCTGATCTCAGAGCAAGAAAAGGACGACAGGGACTACAGTGAGGCTTTTGAGCGCGGGAAGAATTCCGCGTCCAATGAACTCGCCCAGTTGCGCGAGTTGAAGAGCAAAGTTGAAGAGTTTGAAACGGCGAGTGGCGTGTCAATCAATCGTTGGTCGGACGCAGAGAAAATCGGAGAAGCGGTCAAGGCCGTTCTGCAACACGACAAAGTACTGCTGCACGCGAAGAATCGCCTCTCTGTTTCATTGCGAGAACTCATCGAAGACACGGTGCCATCAATAAAGAAATCAATTGCAGCGCTGGAGGAAGTGTTCGACTTTTCGGAGGTAGCCCAGTGACCGCTCCGCTGCAAATGGACACACACAACGTACCCGTAACGGCTTGGGAAATAGCTCCGATCGATAATCTAGATCAAATTACGGTCTATTTCCAGGACTATGAACTCGGCAAAGGCAAGGTCACACTGGAATGTTGGGGCGGGGCTTGGAGTTCCTATTTCGGGGCCATGGGTAGTAAGACCATCCAGCAATTTTTCCTCTCATGCGGTCCTGATTATCTGGTTAACAAACTGAGTGGCGCGCAATCTCTCAAGCAAACTAAGACTGCACAAAAATACTTAAGACGGGTAGTTGAAGCAGCGCAATCTGGACTGAGGGAGGTTCGTAGGTGACCGCTCCCCTGCAATACGAATTTGATCTATCTGGGAAACTCCCGGTATCTGCCCAGGAAGGCATGGCGCGCGCGGATGCGAACGCGAACGCTCGCTGGAAGCATATCTGGGATGGTTGCGTTTTGGCGGCAGCTAGAAGACTTCCAGAACTAACTTCCGATGATGTTCTTGAGGAGTTCGAGAAGCTGAAAGAGCCACCAACTACTCACACGTTGAGTGCCATCGGGCCTGCCATGAAGCGCGCTTGGAAAATGGGCATTCTCCGGCCAACAGAGAAGATTGTTCGCAGCCAGCGCGAGGAGAAGCGCGGAAACTATCACCGCACCTGGGTCAGTAATTACTACGAGGTAGCCAAATGATCAGAAATTGTCTCAAGTGCGAAAAAGAGTTCACGCCGCGCCCAAGGAGAAATGCGCCCATATCTTTCGGCCTGTACTGCTCACGCCCTTGCCACTATGCCCATAAGCGATCACTGCCTCCAAAGGATTATCGCGAGAACTTCTGGGCAAAGGTCGATAAGAATGGACCACTGTGGAACGGGACACCGTGTTGGCTATGGATAGCCGCGAAAGATAAAGCGGGCTATGGCCGATTTGGCTTGCCCCGCGTTGGAAATGTCCCGGCTTATTGGGTTGCGTGGGAACTTCTGCGCGGAGAAATCAATAAAACTCTCCAGTTCGATCATCTATGTCGGAATCGGCCATGTATCAACCCAGATCACCTAGAACCGGTGGCCCAGAAAATCAATTTGCTTCGAGGCGAGGGCTTTGCCGCAATCAACGCGAAGAAAACACACTGCATTCGCGGCCATGAGTTCACGCCAGAAAATACTCAGATGTTGAACGGATGGCGAGAATGTGCACGCTGCCGAATCATTCGCGCGTTGGCTCGAAAGCTCTGCCAAAAAGCAGACTTCGGTGAAATGCTGGCGGTCGCATGATGCACCGAATCTGGCGCTCGCTCGTGTACGGGAGGCTGAAGCCGTGACGACAGGCTCCCTCTTCACCGGCATTGCCGGCTTTGATGAAGGTTTGCGCCGCGCCGGTTTCACGACGCTATGGATGGCTGAGAAAGAGCCGTTCTGTCGCGCCGTGTTGCGCACCCACTTTCCAGGAGTTCAGATATTCAATGACGTTGCCGACATTACCCGAGATTCAGCCGAAGCAGTTGACGTTCTTACCGCTGGATTCCCCTGCCAAGACCTCAGTGTGGCCGGAAAGCGAGCGGGATTGGAAGGCTCTCGAAGCGGCTTGTTCTGGGAAGTTGTCCGAATCCTGGGAGAGCTTAGGCCACCTTGGTTTGTTCTCGAAAACGTGCCCGGCCTCTTTTCTTCGGGTGAAGGACGCGACTTCGCCATCGTGCTCAACGCCTTGGATGAACTCGGGTATGGTCTGGCGTGGCGTGTGCTTGACTCGCAGTTCTTCGGAGTCGCCCAGAGACGCCGCCGTGTGTTCATTGTCGGATGTTTTGGAAAGCCATGTCCCGAAGAGATTCTTTTTGAGTCCGAGGGCGGCGCAGGGGATATTGCGGAGGGCCGAGAACCGGGGACGGATGTTGCCGGATCGCTTGCATCAGGCCCTCATGTATCTGGCTTCAATGGACAAGACGCCTACACAAACCACATTGTCGCCGGACCTTTGCAGTCAGGATTCAGTGAGCGCGGACACGGACGAGCCGGAGTCAACCAGCAAGCCGTCGAACAAGGACATATCGTCGCCCACACTCTCAGCGCAGCCAACGGGATTAAGCAATGTGGCGGACGGAGACGAGAGGACGACTTCAACCTTGCCGTTTGCAACGCACTTGGAGCAGCGCAGGGCGGACCAGACGACAACTCAGCGCAGGGCGGACCCATCGTCATCCAAGACGTGCGCGGCGGAACGCGAGATAAGACCGACAGCGGGCAAGGAATTGGAATCCGGGAAGGCGGACCAAGTTACACCCTCAGCGTCACCGAGCAGCACGCCGTCGCGTTCGAGTCTCGATTCGTGCGCAATGGACGCGGAGCACCTGACACAATCGTCCCCCCACTCAAAGCCGAATCAGGGCAAACCGGGAAGGGCGACGGATGCCCACTTGTCGCCGGTGATGTCGGTACGCCGTCTGACTCCAACGGAATGCGAGACTCTGCAGAATTTTCCAAAGGGATGGACAGTGCCCGCTATCGAGCACTGGGGAACGCGGTCACGGTCTCGGTTGCCGAGTGGATCGGCCGACGAATCATTGAAGCGGAAAGGTGCGAGGTGACCGCATGACCAGGGAAAACCTGAGGCATAAACAGTGAAACTCGTCTCCACGCTCTCGCCCCACCAGCTCGCCGACATCCTCAATTTCCTGCTTGGCTTGCCCGTAAAGAAGGGTGTCAACGGCGGATTAGTGCGAAGAGATGGACTCCATCCCTGCTTAACATTTTCGTGGGGGATGAAGGTGCGGGCGCGGGCCGAGCACTGGGCGGAAACAGCCCTTCGGACTCCCGATGCCTACGATGGGCGCATGGCTATTCCAGAACCTTTAGAGATTCGTCTAGGGAGGAAGCGACGGATGCCGAAGGAGTTAAATCCATGGATCTGGACAACTTCGAGGGAGAGGCTACAGCGATGAGAACAGCTCCCACTGAGCACGAGACCCAGCAGGTGCACTTCACAGTCCCGCTAGTGCCGCCTAGCGTCAACCATTACGTCCAGCACTTTAAGGGCGGCGTGCATGTCGTGTCGGAGGAGGCGAAGGCGTTCAAGTTGGCGGTCTACATCTTCGGGCGCGACCAGCCGACTTTCTCCGGCAAGAACACTACCTACTCAGTGTTCCTTGCGATCTACCTGGCGAAAGGACAGAAGGGAGACATCGACAACTTTCCTAAACTGATCCTGGATGGGCTGCGCGATGCCAAGATCATCCACTCCGACGCGGCAGTGATGTGCCTGCACATCGAACTGTTCCGCGATCCGGCCAATCCGCGCACCGAGATTACGGTTGATGCGCGGCGGGCGCGTTAAACCCATGATAAATAGGGGAATATAGTTCTCGACATGCGCGGCGGGCGCGTATATAGTGGGGATCGTTAAAGTACGAAGGCTGGGAGGCCATATATGGAAACCTATAAAGCAATTCCGCAAGCACGGAAAGCAGAAAAACATCAAGTTAAACTGAAACTCGGTATCCAGGGGCCATCTGGCTCAGGGAAAACTTTGGGCGCTTTGGAACTGGCGCACAACCTCTGGCCCGATGCCAAGATACTTGTCATCGACACCGAGAACGATTCTGCCAGCCTCTATGCGGATAAGGTTGCCTTCGACACCATCCCGCTCGATCCGCCCTATGAATCCGTCCGCTACGAAGCCTGCATCGACTATGCCGTGAAGAACGGATACGACGTTGCCATCCTCGACAGCGTGACTCACCAGTGGGACGGAGAAGGCGGGATACTGCGCCGCAAGGAAGAACTGGATCAGCGACCCAACGCGAACTCATGGGCCAATTGGTCGAAGTTCACCCCGGAGCACACCCACTTTATCGAGACCATCAAACAGGCTCCCATCCACATCATTGCCACCCTGCGGTCGAAGCAGGATTACGTACTGCAGACCAACGACAAGGGCAAATCGACGCCCACGAAGTTAGGACTCGCTCCGATTCAGCGCGAGGGTTTCGAGTACGAGTTCACGCTGGTGTTTGATGTGCAGATGGACCACAAAGCCACGGTGAGCAAGAACCGCACAGGCTTGTTCGGCTCCAAGGTACTGGATCTCACGGACAAGAAAGTCGCCAACCAGATCCGGGAATGGCTGGAGTCCGGGAAGCCCGTCGAATCGCCGGTTCAGCCGGCTGCGCCGCCCGCCCCCCACACGAATGGAAAGACTACTCCGCAAAAAGTAGACGACTGGAAGCTGGAATCCGATCAGTTGCGCTGCCACGTCTATGACGCGCAGAAACGCACAAGCAAGCAGGGGGAGTTCGTCGCAGTCAAGCATAACGGGCAAGTCAATGGGAAAGACATTGCGTTCTGTTTCCATCCACAATTGTTCGACGCGCTTCTGCTGGCCAAAGGCGGGAGCGCTTCGTTCTTAATCGAGGCTGGGGACTTCGTTAAGATCAACGATGTCATCCAAGTTGCCGATCAACTATATATGGACGGGAAGCCCGCACTCCTGCCCCCACCAACTAACCTGCACGGCGTCGATGTGACGGACGCCGACATACCCTTCTAAGGAGGCACCTTGAAACTCTACGACATACCGATGGAATTCGCTGAACTGGAACAATCCCTGCTGGAGTCCGAGGGCGAACTGAGTGCCGAACTGGAACTTCGTTTTGACAACTTTCTGCGCGGCGGAAAAGACAAGATCGAAGCTGCGGCGATGGTGGTCAGGACGCTGGAAAGCGAGGCCGACGCCTGCAAGGCTGAAGCCGCTCGTCTGTCGCAACGCCGAACCTCACTCGACAATAACGCGGATCGGCTCAAGAAAATGGTGCTGATCGCTCTGGACTCCGCCTTCTCGGGCAAGATCAAGACAACGCTGTTCACGATTTGGGGCCAGACGTCGGCAGCACGGGTGAGCATCGACTTGGTACCTGGCGCAAGCTTGGAGGAGCTAAGAACCAGAGCACCAGAGTACGTCCGCACGAAGTACGAGCTTGATAAGGACGCCATTGGAGCAGCCCACAACGACGGCAAGGTTCTGCCGGAAGACCTGATTGTTTCGGATGTTCCTGGCACGCGCTTTCTGCGAATAAAGTGATCCGAGAGCACGCAGGGTGCGCCCTGCGTCCTGGCCGTGGGATTGTAGTTTTCCTTACCGCGCTTAGAACGCGGGCGGCCAGAACGGAGGGCACAGATGGAAACCAGCGAAGAAACAAAACCGAAATCAAGTTCGATGTTTGCGTGCGAACCGCAATATGACCGGGCCACGCAAACTCTCACCCTGACGTTCGCCAAGGGTGGGGCGTACACCTTTCCGAACTTCGACCCCGAGAACGCCGCGGAATTCATCGCAGCAGACTCGTGGGGCAAGTGGTATCACGCCCACAAGGGACTGTTCACGAACGGTGTCAATCGACTTTCCTCCGGCCAAACCGCCTCCTAGCTAAGCCGGAGGGGCCGGGCGGGTGCGACATGACGCTCTGAGAGGCATCGTGGGGCGCACCCACCCGGAATTGTAAGAGCAGGTCAAGCCACGAACAGGAGAGCACGGTGCATCTAAAACGTAATGAAAGATGCCCCATCCACAATGGGCGCCGAGACTGTTGCGGACGGTCCGAGTTTAACCGCTATCGGCAAGTATCCAAAGTGCCGCGCGGATGGACACAGATTTCTCCTGGAGTCAGGCGGTTCGCTGACGGGAGAGAAAAGCGGTCTCCGGCCGCCATGCGGAAGCTGCTGATGATGAAGGTCAAAGAGCAAATGGCAGTTTGCCCGCTTTGCGAATTGCCCTTCACGGACATGTTTGAAATCGTGCCCGATCACCGCGAACCTCGCGGGATGGGCGGCTCCATGCGCGACGATTCGCCTAAGAATATCCAAGCCACGCACGCACTCTGCAATTTGATAAAGGCAAGTCGGAGGTTGCCTGTCGATGCCTAAAGGAAAGACGAATCATTGTTCGACGTGCGGATCACTTTGCGATTCCCGCGTGCAGAATTGTAGGCAGTGTAGCGATGTGCTTCGGGTTAAAGATCCAAAGGCCCGACTCATGGCGAAGATTTCAACCGACCCGCTGTCGGGATGCTGGAACTTCACGGGGTTCAGATTGCCGAAAGGATACGGTCGAATTCTGGGATTGATCCAAGGGCGCGTAGAACTAGCGCACCGAGTATCGTGGGTGGTTCATCATGGGCCCATCCCCGAAGGAGTCTGCGTTTGCCATAAATGCGACAACCCGAAGTGCGTAAATCCCGAGCATTTGTTTCTTGGAACCAGCGCGGAGAATTTATCAGATATGGATAGAAAAGGCCGACGCGTGAACCATACCGCATCTCCACAGACGCGCAATGCAAACCATTGGAAAGCCTACCTGAGTGTCGAACAAATTGCTGCGATACGCAGCCGCGCCAGTGAACCTCGCAAGAAACTCGCAGTTGAGTTTGGAACATCGCCTCCCTACATCAGTGCAATCATCTGCGGAAGAAAGAGGAAATACGCATGATGCCAGACCCCCACAACGATCTCACGCCAGAAGAAGACGAACAGTGGACATTGGTAGCTGACGAAAAGCCGCCAAGTGGTAGGAATGTCCTGCTTGCCTTTGAGGAGCATTGGAATCCAGTCGTTGGATTTTACTGCTGCCTCAATGAATTTTTCGAGACAAGTGCCCATGATCACAATTCGCGCATTGTCGGAAAGGGGCCGAAATGGTGGATGAGTATTCCAAGAGTTCCGCACCACGGCAAAAGCTGACGGACGAGGACGCGACCTTCTTCGCCCGAATGAAGCGCGACCGTGATCTGAAAGTGATGTCAACCATAGAAGACAGAGACATTTTGGTTAGGATTATTGAGGACATGATTCGATAGGGCAAGCTGTGAACTACTCACATACCCAGGGGGCAGGACAAAAATGAAGAATCCGCCAGACTTCGTGATGTATGTCGTGATGGTCAAGGCGCCAGGTTCGGACAAGTTTGATCCGTGCTGGGGAGAATGGGCTGAATTCGGCCATGGCGTACATGCAAAGGGATTCGCTCGGAAGCTAGACGCTGTTAGTGAATGCAAGGTATTTCGCGTTCGGTACGGCAAAAAGAACGCTTACGTTCAGCAGTACGGCCCAATTTCTTGAAGAGCTGATTCGATAAGTTCCCGGCTCTCGCCGGGCAAAGGAGCAAGGAGGTACACAGGAGAGGAGAACGGGAATGGTTCAGATTCGCCTGCTTAAAATGATTCGAAGCGATTTTCCATTTGGGCGGATAGCGGTTGCCAAAGCCGGTATCTACGATGCAGAGATGAATCAGTATGGAGCATTGAGCGTTCGCGACTGCAACGGAGACTTGCTGGGAGTGAAGCCAGGAGAATTTGAATTTATCGGAGAACCTCCCGAACAGTGGAAAACGTAGTTCATGCCACAGGAGCGGGCTTGGCCCGGAAAGGAAGAAGGTATGGAAAGAAGTGAAGGGGTTGCTGTATTGTTTGTACTGAGAGAAATTTTATGAGAAGGGGTAGGAGGAAGTATGGCGAAAAGCGAGAAACAGAAACAGTTCGATACGAACTGCCCGATTTCGGAGGTAACTGCGGACGGTACTCCCTGTGGCCGTTGCTGGTACTGGTGTCGTGATGGGATTTGTCCGCGACACGGTGACGTGAAAGAGGCCATTACAAAGCACCTAGAGACCGGAAAATTGACCTGGGAGGAAGCATGACCAAAGATCTGGTCAAAAGGAAACCAGTACGCGGCGAGACGTGGGAAGGTAGTTACGAATCCGCCTTAAAAGTACAGATTATGGCCTGCGTGGATGGCTATGTGGTGGCGCGCTACAAGGATTACCAGCCGTCGGTACGGTCCATCGATGAGTTTATGCGACATTTCACGTATAGCGAGCCATCCCGGTGACCAAAGATCGGCTCAAGGCGACAGGCGAAGCAGCATTCGGGGCATTCATGGCGAAGGAATACCCATTTACGAGCTACGGCCGGACGCTGCAATTCAACACAATTTGGCAAGCCGCTTACTCAGCCGGACGCTCCGCCGAGTACGAGACCGCGATGGAGTGCTTGCGGGATTTATTACAGGCTTACAAGTGTGATGCCGCCACAAGAGACGACTTTTACAGCGAACTTTGCAGTCGAGCCGAGAAGCTTCTGGAGGACAAGTCATGACGGTTTGGAAAATTACAGGACGATTCCCCTCACATTGTGGAACGCCTGCACATAATGCGGAGAACCTGGTACTTACTGAGTCGATAAGCCAAGCGATTGCTGCCTATCGGAATCATTATGCCCATGCTGAAATAGTCAAGATTGAACAGTTAGGAAAGCTTCTGGAGGACAAGTCATGGCAGACTGCTTAAGTGTTGAGGCGGTGACGGAGGTGATTATGCATTTGACACAGACACTTAGTCGTTACACACTTGTAGCTGCCGTGACAGGGCTTTACAATGGTGTCTTAGTTTGCCTATTCTCTGTCGTTGTCTGCGCGCTGACCTCCGGTACACATAACCCATGTTTCATTCGCTCCCATGAGATAGCAAAAAGTGAACCAATGCGAATGATTGAAAACGTCATAATAGGTCACTCGGCCATGGACGTAGATTGTTTGACTGCCGCTCGTGACCGCGTCGTATTCATCCTGAGTCAGAGGGCATATGAATTTAGCAAGAATTTGGCCAGTATTCGTGTTTACCTCGCTGCACATCGTGAGAATCGGACTGTTGTAGATTTCGACATTGGGAAGTATTATGCCGCTCGCCATTGCGACCTGTGCGTCCCTTTCAAGTCGAGGCTTCTGCCCCTTCAGACGAGGCTCAATGAAGATTCCGGTGTACGTATTTCTGGCTGGGGTCTTGCCGAGATTTTTGATACCTACAGTCACGGTGAAGGGCTCGCCCACGGCGAATTTGCTGACGCTTTTTATAGAGCCGAGACTGATCCAAGCCCGTTGATCTACCCGCATTTGCGTCTTGATGGCGTCCGCACTGTCTTGAGCCGCTTTCGCCTGTTGTCGAGCTATCGTCAATTGGCTGTCAACTTTTCTAGCCGATTCGACGGAATCAGACGCAGCCTGCTTGGCTTGGGAGTTAAGGATTTTCGTTTGAGCCTGCATTTCCTTGAACTGGCGATGGAAAATCTTGGCGGTGTAGACGCCTACAGCAAACAAAAAAAGGGTGATCCATACCATGTGCCAAGCAGGGTTCTTGAACCATGGATCGGGACGCTCTGGATCTGCATTGGCTTGGTTTTGGATTTCGTTGCTATGTGGCTGCTTTGGATCAGGAGCAATGCGAGCAAGAATGGGTGGGAGTGGTTTGCCTGCGTTGCTCTGGCGTTCTTGATTCTCGCGATCAGTCTTTTCCCTATCACCCATGGAACGGACCTCCTTGGAATCTAGGGGGAAGGCGAGGATTGTACCACCGGCGAAGGGGAAAGTGCCGCGGGTGCCGCGGGTCGGATTGGTTACCGACCGTCCCGTGAAATTCCCAGATTATTAGGGCCGCGCAGAGCGTGATGGTTATACGGCCTTATATCCCGGAACTCCCCTTCCCGCGTGGAAGAACGCCGCGCCCAGCGCGAATGTTATATGCCTCCCGTTTCGTTGGCTGGGGAGCGAGATTTTTGTTACGAAAACCGAACAGGGGAAAAGCGATTATTTGGACTTGTGCGGGACGGGTTCCGAGCGGATCAGTTTCCCCAGCACCTTATCGGTGACGGACCCAGCAGAACAGCGAGCGCGGCGTGAGTTTGAGAAGTACGCGATAGGCCGGGGTTGGAAGGTGCAGCTCGGAATAGACGGCTCTACTTATGCGAATGCCATGATTCGTCTTCGCTGGAAAGAATGGCAAGCGTGCTGGCAAGCCGCCTCCGCAGAGGCCGTCAAGTCGTGGAGAGAGTGCCTGCAACGATTTTTTGCAGTCAACTGCGACGAAGAATATCAGCTTTGGCGGGTCGAGGCCGAAGCGTTGCTGAAGTATGGAGGCGGACAATGACAGAAAAGAAACCTGATGCCGGGATGGTCGGAGAGACAGCGGAGCCAGTATCCGAATATACCAAGGCACTGCGAATACGCATGGGCCAGTGCACGCAGTGCGGAGAGATGCCCGATGAATGCGGCTGTAAGCCAGCGGGGACGCCGGGGATGACAGCGCGGGAGTTGTTCGAGAAGTGGATACGAGAAGAAGCGCGCAGTTATTCTCTGATTCCTGCCGATCCTGAATGCGGAACATATAAAGCACGAGACACTGATGCGCTATGGAAAGCTTGGCAAGCGGCCTCTCAGTCAGCCGTCGATCCCCGGATAGCCGAGCAACTCCGCTCCGCCCGCCAGGAGAAAAATCAAAAAGAAGTAGAGTACGAAAAGTTGCGGAAAGCCTTCTATCTCATGGCAGACACAAAGGAAGCTAAACTAGCGGCATCCCAGAAAGAAGTGGCGCGACTCCAGCGTTTGCTCGGAGAAAAGTGTGATAGAGAGCAAGACTTATTAAACCGCATGAGGCCCTCACTGTGAAGATAGATAATTCAATGATGTCCGCCTTCTTTGTCTGCCCGTGGTACTACTTCGAGAAGTACGAAGCGAAGATTGAGCGGATTAGAAAGACGGATGCGCTATCCTTCGGTAAGAGGATGCATAAACTCCTCGAAGCGCGGCTCCGCGAGATACAAACGACCGTGATTGTCGAAGACGGACAGAAAATGTCTGAGTTGGATGTGGTCGATGAGGCCATTAACGATCCCGGATCAGATCTTGTCGATTGGGATGTAACGCCATGACCGAGCAAGCAAAGCAGGAGCGGTGTCCAAATCATTGCGACAACGACCGCGTTTATGGTGGGAAATTTGGATTCGCGGTGTGTACATGGCCAGAGCACGGAGCCAGAGGCAGGAACTCTGTAAGATTTCCTGACGATTTTTAGCGCCGCGACTTCTCCCATGCCTCGATTCTCCGTCTGGCAGCACTGCCTCCGCTGTATGAGGATGGCCTGCCGCGCTGTTCTTCCTCTTCCTTAATTTTTCCCGCGTGGAACATGGCTGCAGTCGGATCGGTCTTCCACTGCTTTTCGATCCGCTCCTGAATTCTGACTTGCACCGGCGCCGTCACTCCCCGGTGGGTCTCGAACGAATAGTAGAGATACCTGACGCAATCGTAAATGTCGTCAATGGGGTCGCCGCTAATTTTTAGTACGTCGTTCTCTTTTTTCGGATCGTGGATCCTCGACTCGAACACTTCGATGGTTTGCTTGCAGTTCTCGCAGATAATCAGTTCTCCGGTTTCGAGACCGGTGTAGAGCTTCATGGCCCCGCCTTGGCGGTCGTTGCTGGCGGGACTGAAGTTGACTCCGTAAGGTCGGAGCACACTGTTCATCTGGCCGGCTAGAGTATCGGGATGGCCCTCCTCCGAGAAAGAGTCTGGCGAGAGATACCAGGGTTGCCAGCGGCGCTCGATAGGCTTCTTGTCTTCGTCCAGCACCCAGCGTTCGAGCAGCATCTTGGCAAAGTTTGCGGCGGTTTCCTGGCAGCCAAACTCGTCTACGACCGCGACCCGTCCCCGTGGCCATCCGGGAGATGGCGGAATATGAACCGCTTCGTGAGCAGCCCCAATTGATATAGAAAATCCATAATCTGAGGCGCACCATCTCGGCCACCACCACTGCTCGTTCAGCACTCGCCGCGGGACCACCATCGGGCCGAAGCCCGGCGCGATCTTCATGGCTTCATCCCAGTCCATGCCCGGACGCATCCCACGCTGCGCGTCCCAGAGATCAAAATACTGACCCTCAAATATCTTCCAGCAGCCAGCGAGCAAAGCCTTGGACGTGGCCGCCGACTGCATCTTGAGTTTGGCTAGGTAGGATGCGGGATAGAGTGAGTGATCCCGGACGTTCGACAGGATGTAGGAGATTGACAGGCGTTCAATGCGTCCGTCTCCAAGGTCAATCGCAAGTTTCTGACCATCCGAAGGCCATTTTCCATCGTAACGCAGCACTCCTTGCGGTGGAGCATTCTGCGGTTCGCAGTGCGGACACACTCCACCCAGGAACAACTTCATGTGCCAGGTGTGGCCTATGTTCCCAGGATTTGTGCCCAGCCGGATGCGCGTCTTGAGGTTGGGATCTGTCGAGCGGCTCCTGGTGACCAGGTACCTGACCATCTTCTCTGGCCAGTGTGTCGATTCGTCGATCGCCAACGCACTCATGGCGTGGCCTTGGTAGGGATAGACGTTTTTTTCGTGCTGGGCGTGCCGGAAATAGAATTCTGCTCCGGAGGGCCACTTCCAGGTATGGGAACTGGAGTTGTACGTTGCCCCGGTCTGGGAGAATATCTTATGGCTCTGGTCAATGGCACCGTCGCCACCTTCCAGTTCTGCATAGGTGCGGCGGAAGAAGTACGAGCGCATGCTGGGGTAATCGCGCTCCTGGATGAGGTCTACAAGCATCGTGGAGGTCTTCAGCGAGCCTGCGGCACCGCCAAGTAGGAGAATGTCCGCCGGACAGTCCAGCGCGTCCTTCTGGGCCTTCGTAGCGGGCAGCCAGCGCCTTACTGGATCAGGTAGGACTTGGACATCGCTCGCGGGGAGGGGTGGAAGAATCTCTTGTTCGCGGGGACGGATCATTTGGCGGGTGCGCTCTTGAGGTATTTCTGCTCCAACTGTCCGGACATCTTCCGCTTGTTCTCAATCATCCACTGCGATTCGTAGACCTGTAGGGCGGTTACGGCCGGCTGTCCTGCCATGGCTGCCGCCTGAGCGCTGGCATTGATGACCGTGCCCTTGGGCTGTACCAGCCCAACCGCTTCCATGCCATCGCGCAGTAGGTTGCGGACGTCGGCATCGCCGCGGTGCTCATGGGTGGTCATGGTACTCATGCGGTGCCGGTATTCTCCGTGAACGAACAGGGCGAGGTCTTGGCCGAGATTATTCAGGACTTCCGTGCGCTCAGTTGCGGCCGCCGCGGTGCGTTGCAAGACGTCTGCCTTGAACTTCTCTTTCATTTCCTCAATCGTCTTGAGGACAAGTTCGCGGCGTTCGATGCCATAGCCCTGATGGATTGGCAGGCCAGCATAGCGGCAGGCGTCCGCGATGTACGCGCCTTGGGCGCGCCACGAGCAGTATTCAAGTTCTGGGATAGAGAGAGCGGTTTTTGGCTGTTTATCACCGCGCTTGAGGTGGGTAGGGTGTTTCTTGCGGACAAGATTCTGGGGATTGCCTTGACGCGGAGATTTGGCGGGCTGTTGGGTGGGTTCAGACATTTCGTCGCCGCCGCTGGTTCGGGCGGTTACAGCTTACTTCCCGGTGATTCAGGTGCGATCAGAGGGAAGGTGCGGCAACGACTTTACTGAGTTTCTCCAACCTCTTCCGGCTCTTCAACCGGCCGAGCCCATTATACAACAACTTGCTCGCGGGTCGGCCATCTCATTCCTTTTTCTTTGGCCGCATCCCCAAAACGATCAGGGAATCTGGGGCCGACCTTGCCGGGAGTTACCGAGTTGGCATCGGTACCACTGGAGGATTTCGCAACATTGCTGTTGAGATTCTCATTTGCCCCAGCTTTAGCTCCTGCGGTTCCGAGAGATGGCCGAACATCGGGGGCAGTCGATCCGCGATCTGTTCCAGTTCCAGCGTTTTCTCTTTGCGCTTCATTGCTTCCCTTCTCCAGATGCCGCAACGGCACCTTGTCAATCACTCGACCGTCGCTGAGGGTTACCCGTGCATTCGCTTGGTCTGCCCAGTTCACGCTGCCAGTTGCGCCCGCGGGAATGATGTGCGACTCTCCGTTACCCTTGGAGAGTTGCACCTTGTTCGGGAAGGTTACGGAGTCGCCTTTGGCAAAGGCTGCGCCGTTCCCAGCAGATGAAACATCTCCTGCATTCGCCGGTTCAGATACTCGTCCAGCGACGTTGGTGCCAGAGACTTCGGCGAGAGCACCATTGGAATGCTCATGTCCAACTGGTACGGTTCCTTCCCCTCTGGGAACACGTACAGTTTCTCCCCCGACTTTATCACGAACATTCCCGGCGGGAGGTGCGGATTCACTTCTAATTTCAGGTCCATTCTTTGATTCTACTCCCCCTGCCGCTGGCTGCGCATCTACAACTTCAAATTTTGGGGCAGGAGTTTTGCCGTCAACAACCTCATATTGCGGGGCGGCAAGGTCGGCTGCTTTCTGGCGCCCCGTTACGCGTGGTACCGCTGTTGATCGTGCTTCCGAAGCTTTCGCGGTTTCCTTGGCGTTATCGTCGGCGATCTTGTCGCGGCGAGACACTTCTTCATTGATGACGCGTTGAGCGATGGTATCCGCCTGCTCTGGCGTTTTGACGATTTCCAGTTTGCCGCCGATTACAATCTTGCCTTGCTGCAGGATGGTTTTGGCCAGTTCTCCGTGAGTCTGAATCATGGCCTGCGACCTCTGGCCAGACGGAAGAGTCGCTAGATGGTCGCCAATTTCACTGATTTGCTGGTGGCCGACTTCGTGGACTGGCGGAGGGGCTTGTAGGGGCGGCGGAGGGGGCGGCGGGTCAACTGGAGGCAACCCTTGCGCAATCCGGCCAGCTCGCTGCCGCACGATATCGTATTCTGCGATGAGAGTGGCCACGGGATCTGGTGGCATCGGCAGTCCGAATTGTGGAGTCATTGGTTGAGTTGACATGAAAAGAACCAGGCCGGACTCTAATCCGGCCCTTTCCTGCTCTGTAAAGCGACTTACCTGATGACGTTGCCCCTGAATTTAGCGGTAGCGGGCACAGGAGCCGAGTCGGTGACATCCAACTCAACCGGCGCCGTGCTAGTGCCAGCGGCAGTCGGAGTGCCTGCCAAGGTGATGTTGCCATTGCCGTCTTCTGCAAAACTCACGCCAGCAGGCAGCGCGGCAGAATTCGGATCGGCAGAGTAGCTGTAAGGCGGAACGCCACCATTGACGGTGGCTACAGCCGTGCCATCGGCGGCAACGCCTTGGGTAAGCGTGATGGTTTCTGAGGCCGGGGTGACGGTGAGCGGTGCGACCGGCGGGTTGACATTGAAGACTACGGAGAGTGTGACTTCGGACATGTGAAATTCCTTTCGGTTGTGAAGTAGGTACTCAAGGATGCGGAGAAGTTCCCCGGAATGTGTCTCATGATGGGACATGGAGCCTCGGTGGAACTAGGATTTCCCGAAGGCAATTTTCTTCGGCTTATGGGCAGACGTTTTCGCGGCGGTTTCCTGTTCGTCCACGGCGACATCGAGATCGTCGGCAGAGGGCAGATCGTCGGCCGGTTCGTGGTCGGGGCGCACGTTCTCTTCGTGCGGAGCAATCCAGTAGAACGACTGTTTATCCACGTCGTCCTTGTGCGGAACAAACAGCGTCCGGTGGAGGGTGTCCGCCCAGTTAATGCCGTTTAGCGCGTGATGCGCGTCAGTGGCGTCGAAGTAGACGAGGTTGAGAGTGAGTTGGCCGTGGCCTTCGACGGTATTGGAGCCGATGACCAGGGCGTCGTAGCGTTCGTACTTGCCTTGACCGGGCTTCTTTTCGGCTTTGTAGGTGAACAGCAGAACGTGCTTGGGCACTTCCATTTGAGTCTCCTTTGAAATTGTTGGGGATTGAGTTGCTGGCCTTGCGGGGCTTTATACTTTGCTACCTACTTCGGCGGTCCCCACGCCAGTTTGCCGTTCGCATCCCGAACCGCGCGCGCATGGATTTGTTTTGTCCGTGGATCGCGCAGGATGCTGGTGTCGTTCTGGGGCTTGAATTTCTCCGCCCCTTGCGGTACGGCAAAGGGAGTTGTAGAATCGGGGGCAGAGGTGGTTATGGGCGTACCTGAGTGGGGCTGTGTGATATTTGTGCTTTGGTTTGCTGTGGAGCTAGTAGCAGAAACGAGACGGGACGTACCAGGCTGGCCTTGGCCTAAATCGCGATCTCGTAAATCACGATCTCGTTCCTGATCGCCAGTTATACCGCCAGCGATTGCAGCCGTGCCCACGCTTTTCTTGATGATAGCGCTTGCCGCGCGTGCCAACCCTGGTCGCGTTGCCAACTCCATCCAGAGCTTAGGTCCATAACTTATCGCCGCGCCGCCCGCAAAAGTGAGAGGACTAGCCGCGAGCGCACCTTTCGCCATGGTGACCAACCCAAAAAGCTGTCGAATGGCGAACATCCGCCCCATCATTCCAGCACCGCCGCCAATTCCCTTGCTCAATGCGTAGTCATTGAGACTCTGGGTGAAATCATCCATCGCCTTCAGGTTTTCCTCGGGTAGAATGCGTTCCAGCGAGGGGCGGACTTTCGAGAACTCGCTTTGAAATTTACCGACATCAAAGATACCGTCAGTTGATCCGAATGCGCCTTGCACCATGGCGTTATCGCTGGCGTTGCGGAAAATGCGCTGTCCGAGTTGCGCTCGCAGTTGTGTCGCTTGCGGGTGCTTGTCGATCACTTCGAGCAATTTATCGGTGTACTCTTGGCTGTTGCCTGCGCGCTCGACGAGTTTCGATGGTTCCAATTCATTCGCCGCAGTGTCGGCAACTTTCTGTGTCCCTTTTTCAGTGACTGATGGAGTTTCCATGCGCTGTGAGGCAGATCTCGCGCCAGTTGCCCGCCGTTCCGCAGCCACCACAGCCGAATTTTTGGTCACGTCCACACCCGCCACCTTCGCGGCCTTTTCTGAGGTCTCAGCCTTGGCGATCTTTTGCAGTTGATCGTCGAGCGCCATTTCCTGCGGCGAACGCTGCGCCATGCGCTTGCTATCAAGGTCTTTTACGAACTTGGTATATTTTTCCTCGCCCAAAAGAGTCTTGAGCGCTGGCGAACTTTGCGCGTTGCGGTGCGCCAGATCGTAATCGATCGCCTCGGGGCGCACACTGGCTGGCAAATCTGAGGAACCGGACGTAACCTTGGTGCTTTTCCGCAACACATAGTCCATGGCCCCACGCTGCGCCGTAGCTAAGCCTTCTCCTGTCTTGTCGGCATCTAACGCTGTTCTCAAGTCGGCAATGTCCGCTTCGTTCCCAGAGCGCATAACGGCTCCAATGACTTTCGCGGGATCGTCGCTTAATACCATACGGCGGATAAATTTAGGATCGACGAACGTTGCCTTACGATCCACCGTCAGCGCGTTTGCCTCATTGAATTGCTTCGTGAGGTCCGGATGTGGTTCAAGCGATTTCTTCATCGCATCCGACATGCTCCCATACAGTTCTTGCTGAACGCGGACAGCGTTGCCACCCATCCCCGTTTGTTGGAAGTGTTTGCGAGCCCCCTGAAGTGATTCCCGGACCGCTGTACGTCCGGTCTTCATGATGTCGTAAGGCACTCCGGCCTCAAGTGGCTGAACGCCTTGCTTTGCTGCCTCAGTTTCGACTCGCTGCAGTGCATCTTTCCAGTTCGTGCCGCCAGCTCCTCTCGTTATTTCCTTCCCACTAGGAGGGGATTCTGCGAGAGACTTAAGTTCCACATAATTGTGCCCAGTCATGGCCTCTGCATACGGATCGAGGGGGCTGTTTGCAGCTTCACCTTCGGATGCGCGCTCAAGCATTTTTAGAACGCTTGCTGGAATCGAGGAAGTAATGAGATCGCGGGCCGGGCCTTCCAATTGCACAACGCTCTTCGCAACATCTTGCATCGGTTTTGTATCAACAACTATCCCGCGATCTTTTGCTGCCTTCGTGAGTTGATTGTGCGCCGCCGATTCTTCTCCCTTGGCGGCATCGTTCGCTCCTCGCAAGGAAGTAATGATCTGTCGGTCGGCTTCCGGCACTGGCAATTCATCCCGGCCCGAAATGTCTTTTGCGGTCTGTTTCCCGGATTGAATATCGGCGCTGCGGCGTGCGTCCAAATCTCGCGTTGCAGATGCCTGAGCTTCCCTGCCCGCTGTTTCTGTGGCGGCGACCCTAGTCGTTTCCGCTTCGTCTTGAGCGCGATTAGCTAAATCTTTGACCAATCCTTGCGCTTCGCCTTGGCGTTGTAATACATCGCGCGCCGCGCCTTGAACGGCGGCACCAGTTGTTTCTGGAGTTCCTGCTTCTGGGCTAACTTTCGCCGCTGCATCCGTCATGGCGGCGGTTCGATTACTCATCACATCTTGCATTCGGTTCTGAGACGTGCCCATGCGACTAAGCAGCTTTTCGGCACCCTGCTTTAGTCCGGCTCCCGCTGCTTCCCCAGAAGTCAAGGGAGCGCCTGGAATCGGCTCCCGCGCCGCCGGATGGATGCTTTTCATTAATCCTTCCCCAGCAACCGCAGTCAGTGCTTGACCTGCGCCTTGTGCCGCTGTATCCTCCGCGGCATTTAGATAGCTTCCAGTTGGATCGGATGACTGGTCAATATCGTGGATTGCTCCAACTATTTTGGTGGCATCGGCGGCGGAATGGCCGAGGCTCTGCAAGGTTCGGTGCAGGGGAAGGGCGGCCGGACTCATGGCGGCGATGCCGAGTTCGGTGTTATCTTTCGGTGCGGCGAACATATCCCACGCGCCTTTAAGAGCACCCTTGGTACCTTCCGCCACTTTATTAAGACCATGGATGGTCGCTCCCGCTACTCCCGCTGGGCCGGTATAGCCGAGATATTCCTTGTCGGTCTTTTCCGTGGGCTGAGTCAGCGTGTCCCAGACTGAGGGTTGTGCTGGGGCTTGTGACGCTGGTGGCTTGGCAGGCACGGACGAAATAGCGCTGACCGGCTTGGCGATAGCCGCAAAAGGATCGGTAGCCGTCTGCATCGCTGGCGGCATGGCTCCGCTGGAAGCAATTGGGCTAGCGATGGCCGCGAAGGGGTCTTGATCTGGCATTACGGGGTTACCTGGTGTCCGAATGATTGAATGGCTTGCTTGATTTCAGCGTCAGATTTCCCTTTGTACTGCGGAAGCTGGCGGGCGGCTGCCAGACTCACCCCTTTGCCGCTACTCGGCGCTCCTGCGCTCGGTGCCGCGCCCGACGCACTACGAACTGAGGTCAACCGCTGGTTAACCTCATCGTTGACGGTCTGGATTTCCTTGTTTTTGTTCCCCGTCAATTTATTCCAATAAGGATGCTCTTTCCAGTCGTTCTCGATGGAAGTGAGTCGTGCTTTCCTTTCGTCTTCTAGGGATTTCGCGTCCGTGCCGATGGAGAACTTCTGGCGATCGTTCTCATTTTTCTGTTCTCGTATTTGGTTAGCCATGTCTTGCATACGTCCCTGCTGCTCGATGGACATCTGTTTGAGATCCAACCCTCGACTCTTGGATTCCAAGTCGTTCGAAATCTTCGCAAGAGCAGCGTCTTTCTGATCCGACTCCTTGATTTTCGCGGTATCGGCAATTTGCTGCCTGAGATCGTCAATGGACTTGTTTTGCTTTTCTGTTTCCGCTTCCTTTTTGGCGTTGATCTGGTTTGTTGCCCCTTCCTGCATAACTCGAGCGTAGTCCGAGGCAAGAGCGTTGCCGCGGCCCAGGTCTTCACCTTCGGTTTTCCACTGGCTTTCCTGCTGGCCGTAGGCGGTCTGGGCCCGGTCCCATGGGCCATACTTAAAAGCCTGTCCAGCTTTCGCGCCAGCTTCGTAGCCTCCCCCCCCTAATCCAGCCGCAGCCCCAATAAACGGCGAGACGATCTTCTTCCAGAGCGGCGGTTTGTAATCTTCGTAGTTCGGAGCGGTTGGCTTGCGTCCCTGCCAATCCGTCTCCGCCTGCTGGCGTTGCTTGATGAAGTCAAGACCAGATTGCGTAGCCTTGGCTTGCGGGTTTTGAGCCGGATCATCAGAGGGTGCGGGCGGTGGCGCGGATGAAGCGCCGGTGGCTTTACCCCAATCCATCGTTCCTGTTGGCGAAGGAGGCGTGTAAGTAGGCACCGGACCGCGCTGTTGCATGGGAACTTGCGGTGGTACGGCTGGAGGAGGAGCCACTGGCTGAACCTGCGGCATGGCCGCCGCGGGCTGCATCGGTTGCGGAGGCATACCGGGCGTGGGCGGTACAGCCCCTTTGGCGAGGGCGGCCTTTAAGAGATCGGGATTCATCGCTGGCATCCAGGAACTCATTAGGCTCCCCCTCCCGCTGCGCCTGCGGCTGCTTGCTTTGCGGAGCCTATGACATTGTTCCAGAACCCGTACTGCTGACCTGAGAGGTTGCTTAGATTATTGAGTGCAGTCCCCTGCCCGCCGGTTGCCGTGCCGTACATGCCTTGCTCGGCTTGTGCCGCTCCGAGCGGCAAACCCGCAAGATACTGCTGATACTGGAGGTTCTTGCTGTAGTCCTGCGCTGCGCGCTGGGCGCTCAAGGTATCGGCTTCGCGGCCAGTTTGCAACGTCACATCCCGCTGCGCGAGCGGAACCTGAGAGGAATTCAGTCCCCCGGTTGCTTTCGACCAGCGTGCCATCTCCGCCTTGCCGGAATTGGCATTCGTGTTCAGGGCTTCCGACTGCAACTTGTTCTGATTGGAAAGGTATGCAGTGGACTTATAGGGGTCGGCACCAACATCCTGGCCAGAGTCCAGTTTGCCAATATTGGCGTTGTATTGGGCAACGTCGCCCTGCTCCTGGCCATAAGCGGTTTTGCTCTCCGTGCCGTAAGTGTCATTGGCAGCTTTTGCCGCACTATCCCGCGCCATCGGTTAGTCCTTTCCAATCCACTTGCTGTACGGCGTGACTTCCGACTGATCTTCGCGCACGAATCCGAAATGCTTCAGGATGCGCTCGATGGCTGTAGGCTTCTTGGGACGGCTGCGAATCAAGGCCGCGTTCGGAATGAAAGCGTGGACGGAGCGGATGCGGTAGCCTTCGCAGACTGTCCGCATGGCCTTTGCTGCCTTATCCCACTCTTTCAGAGGAAGAGGTACTTCACCAAGCAGTACAATCTCCGCCTGTGCTTCGAGTTGTGCTGCATTTGTCACTACACCATCGCGTTCGTAGACCAACCCTACAAGCGATGGCCGTTTGTCGAGTTCCGCTAATGGGAACTTCATTCCCAGCCGAGATTCCATCTGCGCGTGCATGGTGTCCACGGCTTCTTTATCGCTGGCTTCATAGCCGCGCCAGCCCATTATGGAATCACCACCTGGCCGCTGCGGACTGGGCCTGTAAATGTCTTGCCGTCGAAACTGGAACGTACTTCAAAATGGAAGGTTCCAGATCCCAATTCCTTCGTGTCGATGTACGTCTGGTGCGTGATTCCAAAATCCGTCACGCTCTTGTTGAACTGTGGGAACGGACTGGCTCGTATCCAGTGACGAATCGGAGCGGCAATCGGATTGCCCCGGCTCGTTTGGAATTCTGGATTCACGATACGGATGAATGCGTGTCCGGGCGCGCTCGGATTTACAGTCACGTTCAAAATCGCTTTTGGGGGTGCCGGTGCTTTGCGGCCATTCTCGAAACTTTGCAGGTTCGCGGCTGCTTCGAGATTGTTCAGCCGCTCATAGATCCGGCGCACGAAGCTCTGCTGTGCATGATCGGGGAAGGCCAATATGCTCGGCGCTGGCGTCTTGTATGAGATACCATTCTCCTATGCTGAAACATGGTAAGGTATAGAAAACACTCTATTTTGAGTACTCCAGCGGTTTGAACCAAAGAAACTCTTCGACCAACTGGAACCACGCGCCCGGCACTCCGCCGTTGGAAAATTCACACGAGAGAAGCTCGTTGTCGCCCATGATCCCTACAGCAAAATAGGTGACAGGAGCGCTTCCTGGCACTTGCGCCTGCCCTTCGTCCAGATTCACAATCTCGGGATCTTCCTCATACGTCGGGTCATAGGTGCGCGGCGTAATTTCAACGTCGCCGCTCCCCAGCATGTGTCCTGTGCAAGCGCTGAACCGCAGATAGCGCCCGCCCGCCGGAAACTGCTGGCTGGGTGGCTCCTTGGCATACGATGGCCAGTAACGCGACTCGTACCCGGCTCCCAAGTCGTCGTAGGCTCCGGGCTGCATATAGAGCACACTGACGGAATTGGCGGTACTTGGGTATTGGCCAATCAGCAGTTGATGGTAATTGCATCGCTGATCGACGGGAGTTGCCAAAGTCCGCTTGACCATCGCCATCGAGCGCGTCGGAATGGGGTCAATGTTCCAGCGCCGCGACGTCCGGTTCGCCACCCACTCTCCGCTCAATGTCAGCATCAACGGATCTTGCCAGCCGTTGAAGTAGCTCATAGTCAGGATGTGCGACGGGGTTGTAGCGCCGTCAAGCGGAACCGCAATCTTGACTTCTTTCGCGATGTCATCCACCACAACTTGAATTTGCGCGCCCGCAGCCCGGTTCACCCGGTCCCATATCGCCATGCGCGATGCGTCTTGGTTGTTTGCTCCGCTCAGTTCCTTCGAGAGCCAGTCGAGTTCTCCCTGTCCGAGCGTTGGGGGCCATTTGTACAGGCCCGATTCCGGATCCACGAACATGGCGAAATCAAGTCCTGTGGTGCCATCGCGCCCGGTGGCGATATTGCGGCCCGACTGCGGGCCGTGGATTCCCCAGCGCCGGCTCTGTCCCCAGCGTGCGGGAGCGTCTGCCGTGGGAAGGATCTGGTAGCCGCCATTTTCTTTGAACGCGATAATGTCGCCGTTCAGCAGTTCCCGGACTCCAACCAGCCGCGAACCATTGGACGGCTCAATCGCTTGCACATCATTCAATCCATCCACTTCGCCCATAAACGAATTCTCGGAAAACACTGCCGTGCTCGGCTCCGCGTCGGTCACATAGGCCATCCGCTGTACCGAGGGCAGATAGGCCAGATCAATACACTGCGGCAGAGCCACAAAGAGCAAGTTTCCAGTCACGTCAACGCCTTGCGGCAAGGTCGAATCGTCGAACTGCAAGAGAATTCCAACTTTCCCGGGCGCCACTTGCGTTGGCTCCGTCTGTACAACCGTCATGGTGACGCCGAGTATTGGGGCCGGATAGACACCTACCGGCATGGTATCGGGCAGGGTCACTACATTGTTCGATGTGCCGATGGTGGCAAGCACGCGTTGCCCGTTCATCTTGGTATGAGGAGCCGTCCAGCCCGCGATCAGCACGGTATCGCCCGCAGCGAGTCCAATGGTCGAGCCGACCGTCATAAACGCATTGCCGTTCCCGTCGGTGCTTTCGACCAGAATCGAGGTTGAGAACGGGTTGGCCGGGGTAGAGTCGGTCAGGTAATTGAACGGGCCATCGACGCCCAATCCGGCTACTGTGAAGGCGAGCACATCGTAAGAGTATCCCGGCCCTTCCTGAACGCCTGGCGGGATGACCGCGACCGGGCACGGGCCGGCGGCGAAGCTGACAATCGCCGAAGATGGAGTAGCGCTCGGGGTGAACCCCGCTGCGCTGTAGATCACCAACGTGCCTTGCGGGAACGAGACTGCCGCTTCTATAAAATTCCCGTCCCAGCCTACCGACATCGACGGGTAAATGGCGAAGATAGAGTAGTCTCCACTCCACTCCTGGTTCAGTTGAGACTGCACGTTGATGAGCATCCCCGGACTGTACTCGGTGACATCGTTCACCGCGAGATACATGTACTGTGGCAGCGGCGGACTCGCGGGAACGCCTGCGGTTATCACGTCATAGGAGGTGAGGGTCTTGCCAATGCCAGTGATTTTGCTGGTTAAGTTGGTGGGAGAACTCCCGTAATATAGAGTCCAACTGTCTTCAAGGCTATCGCCCGGCAACTGCAACTCCATCGTCACCAGATAGGTATTGCTGTAGTAGTAGTAAGTTACGTTAAATGGACCTAACACCTGAGTCCAGGCCACTTCTACGCCGCTTACAACCTTGGCGATTTGCGCGTAGTATGTGCCGCCGGGAATCGTCGGACTGCTCGGATTCGTCAGCTTGACGGTAGCGATGTTGACGGTGAGTGGAATGGATTGGGCTACGTCGGCAACAAACGCGCCTACACTAATTCCCGCCGGCCGGTAACTCGCACCGGCAAACTGCACTGGAAGAACTCCTTGCGGATCGACCGGGCTGAGGTCTCCCATCGTGTTCTGCCGCAGCAGAACGGCGTTCCGGACTCCGCCTTCGCCCATGAACTGCTCGGTTGAAATCGCCGCTGTGGGGATGGTCCGCGGCGTAAACAGCGTCCCCGATCCAGGAATGGACGTAACCACCAGCGGCCCATCGGCTGAAGCAGTGCCGTACAGGCGATATTGCGTGGGGGCGGCAGCGTTATGTGCAACTGACGCAACGTAGATGTTGATGCACTGCGAGGATGGCCAGTGCAGTCCATCGGTAGTCGTCCCAAGGTTCATCACCGACATCAGCCAAGTCGGCATCGGCGGTCCACTCGCCGCGCTCGGCCGATTGAATGTGTAAGTCAGCGTGGCCGCTGCCGAAGTATTTGTATATGCGAACGGTTGCGTCCAAATGCTTTCGCCAAGATCGTTGAAATAGCAAAAACACATGTAGACATCGAGGTTCGCCGCGATCGTTCCGCCACCCGTCTGCTGGATTAGACCTGCTGGGATTGGTGACGGCAGAACGTTTGGAAAGCCTGGTGTCCATTCCTGCCATACCCCAGTGACTCCATTATCGTCAGCCGTGATGTAATACGGTTGATAAGTTGGAGTGAAGTACCCAAGAACCATAAGTCCTTGAGCACCTCCGTTCGGTGTCGGCCATGTCGGCTCAGTCGCTCCACTGTACCCGGTGACTACCCTCCGATACCAGATTGCCGCAGTCGTGCTTGGGGTTACAATATCCCCTTCCTGATAGAACGTGTCCGCCTGCCAGATGGCTGCAATGGGATTCTGCTCGACTGGACTGATCCATCCTGTAGCCGCGTCCAAAGCGAGCACGGGAGCCTTTGACGCCAGCAAGTCGGTGAACGCCATGTAAATCCGGTTGTAGGCTTTCGCCGTCTGCATCACCGCCCCTGCGGGCAACAAGGTCGCAATCGAGGCCGCTATGCGAGGGTTGGCTGCTGGCACTATGGGGACCGGAATCAGCGTTCCGCTCCCGGCGGGAAGCTCAAGGCATAGCTGACCTGCGTCCGTAAAGACGATTCCAACTTGCGTGTTCGCCGCGATTCCGTTGGAGGGGGGAAACCATCGCCTTCTCCTAACGTCTCCGCCCACCTGTCCTCGGCTCGCGCCGCCTGCCTGTTGATTCGTCCCCTGTGCACTTGGAGTTACAGCGTTTCCCAGCACGGTCAGCACGTCCATGCCGGTGACGTTGCCAAACTCCGTCAAGAGTTGCATGGCGTAGCGCAACCCCCAGCGCGTCTTAACCGTCTCCGAAAGGAAGACCATGTTCTGGACGTCGAGCGCCAGCCCGTTCGGAACGGAAACCGCATCGTCCCACGCCACAAGGCCGCCCATGCGAACGACCTTGTGAGGGACAAGTGATTCTAAATTGACAGGCATGGGGAGTTAGAGAGATTCCTAGTTGTACCGTAATGGCGCTGCGACTTGAATGACGAAAGGTTCGAGGAGCTGAGGCGCCGTATAGGCAACAGTCCCCAACTCGACTGGGATTGTTCCTCCGGAACCAGCCGCAAAGATACGCAGCACGAAATTAGACGCAGTGGGAGCCACGGCGTTCTGTTCCACTATCGCCGTATATCCAGCGACCACATTCTCTACCTTGATATCGGTGGCTTTCGGTAGGGCGCTTGTGGACCCGTTGATGACACTTGGAATCTTCGGACGTGCCAGTTTCTTCGGATTTAAGGCGGCGTTGAAGTTCAGGGTCTCGCCCGCCGTACCGACAGCGCCACCGTTGGTGTAGTTTCCAGCGGTCGGCTGGAAAAGGAATTCCCAGATGACCGCGTGAGGGAGGACGTATTTGTTGTTGAGAGTTAGTGTTCCCGCCATGATGTTGTCTCCTTAGTTATTGATGATCGGTGACGTAAATCCAGAATTCGCTGCCGAGCTGGCCGAACGCCGTCCGCCCAGCCGGAACCTCTTCGACTGCTCCGTCTTCATTGATAACCCTTCAAAATCGGCACAAGCGGTATTGAACCGCTTCTCGAATCCAGCAGCCAGCGTCGTCATGCCCGAGGCTCGCGCCATCACAATCACCTGGCAGCACTTGTACACATAGACGTTGGTCAGTCCGATGACTTGCTGGGTGGAATTCGTGTTCAGCGAAATTGCGGTGCCGACGAAGCGCACCCGGTAATCAACCGGCTCCATGCACGGACTTACTCGCAGGATGCCTTGTCGCCACTCGTAACTCTCAACCGTAGGATCGTCGGAAGCGACTGGCGCTTCCGTTTCTCCGGTGCCAGTATCGGTGTCAATCAATTTGTCCACCATCTTGACGAAACTCCACTGCTCCTGCGTCTGGCCCACCAACCGCCACTCAATGCTCTTCGGCAATATCATCTGCGAGAGGACTTGGCCCGTTGCCTGAAACTGCGACAGGTCCGTGGTGTTTGCCGCAACGTTCGGCAGAATCACTTCCTGAGTGGAATAGTTCAGGTCGAGAAGCTGGAGACGCACAGCGATGTCGTCGCCAATGGTCGCCAGCTTCCCGAGAATGTAATCCGCGTCAGTCCAGCCCCGGTTCGAGGAGCCGGTAGCATCCTGAAGTTCTTTCTGGACCCGCGAGATTATGTCCTGGACTGTCACGTTTAATGCGCCCCGTGCCGCGTGTTTTCCGGCCACCACGATACAGAGCCCCATCTTGGTGTGAATTCATGGGGAATCGAATTGCCATCCATGCACGCATTGGCAGCGAGATAGCCTGGGCGATTCGTGTGGTAACTGCGCTGGAGAGGTTGCGCACAGAGACCGCATACTTTCATGCCCGCTTTACGGAAGAGTTCGGCAGTAATCTCGCCCGGACTATCTCTCGGACCAAAGATCACGGTCGCCAGTTCCGTGCCTTCGGGATCGTCGAGACCGCAGATGAATAAGTCGGTAGGGATGACTCCGCCATTCTCTTCCTGAGTAAATAAGGTTCCGACCAGTAACCCGTCACGATACTTCTTAAGGCAAACAGACGACGGCAGCAGGAGCGCTTTTAGCATATTGTGTACTGCCTCAGCGGTCGTGCTGCCCAGCGATCCCAGTGCGGTTATTACATAACTTCCCATCTCGTGCGTCCTCCTCTAAGTTTTTTTCTTGCCCTCTGCCGCTTCGATTCGTTCGGAGAAACGTACTCTTGGCAGTAGAGCGGGAGGTTCTCCAGTTTTCCGATATTGAACAGATAGTGAGCAATCCAACGGTGGTACTTGCCTTTGCCCGCCCGGTTCTTCCATGAGTCCGTACCCTTGGCCTGCCAGGCATCCAGATACTTCTCGTGTTCCGCTTGGTAGTAGAGAAGCAGTGCAGCATGCGCTTCGGCGAACTGGGTGAGTTCTTCCGCCGCAGTCGATCTCTCCGAGCCCGGCCGGTGCGCGCCTTCGTAGCAGAAGACTCCACCGCGGTCGCCACCAAACTTGTTCTGGCCAACCGCATCCCGCGCCTGGTCAATCGGCCAGATGTGTCCCGAGCCAGTAATCATCTCTGGGTCGGTCTGCTGGCCTTCGTAGTAGCGCCAAACCGTCGGCTTCCATTCCGTGAACACATGCTGCGTGTACGGCGCTTCAATTCCATTCGGCAGCAAGATTTTGGGAGCTACCAGCCAGTGCTCCTTGCTAATTGGGACGGCCTGAATGTTGACGTTTGCCGGGTAGGTTGGTCCAGTAACCGGCCAACTGAAGGCGTGCATACTGATTACGGAAGCTGGTTGCCAGCCATTGCGCTCCGCTTCAGCTTTCAGCTTGGCGTATTGAGACATGGCCCGTTTCTGGCTGTCGGTCAGGAACGGGTCGGCGAAAGTGAATCCTTGATGCGCTTGCGCGACTACGGTCATTGTGTTTCTCCTTTAGGATCGTCCGCTCCGTCTGATTCGCGGTGGGACGTTGGGTGGTGCATAAACTCAGTTTCCGACGTGGCCTAAGACAATGCCCTTCATCCGGCACTTCGCGGCCAATTCTTCGCGGATGCGGCCCGATTCTAGGCTTGATCCAAAGACTGGTGAGATGTCGTCTTTCAGCATCGCCTCGGCATTCGCCTGCTCGCGGCGCTCATGAGCAACCCTCGCGGCTTGCAGTTCGGCGACATGCTTCAGGCTTCGCCAGGCCCGCTCGGTGTCGCTAACCGACACGTCGCCACGCTCAGTGATCGCACGTTCGTTGTGCTGGATCGCTAGCTCCATCCACGATTGTCCAGGGATAGTGGGGAAGGTCTCTGCCAGATGCCATGACCCATCAAGCCTCTGTTCGTCATGCGTAAACTGCCGTTCATAGACGCCGTGCGCTGGGAACTCTCCAAGTAACGGAAGATCGGGCCTGCCTTCTACATGCACTTCGTAGTGCTCGCGCGCGTAGTAATTCGGCGGATACCAGACTTGCAGCAGCCAGCCTTTGATGTCCGAGTAGCGCGGAATCCAGCGCATCTCCTCGACTACCCGGATGGGACTGTTTTGCGATACTCCCACCATGGCCGGCACGTCCATCTCGACTTCGATCGTCTTGCTATGGTCGGAGGGGTCGCGCATGACGTTCTTGCTTTTGCGCGTGCCGCTAAATTCCAGACCGCCCTGATCCTGCAATACTGTGTTCGGTTTCCAGTCGTGCCACCTGGCCCCGACATACACCATCACCTTTTCCGCGATGACCAGGCGATAGCGGTTCTCGCCCCACGGGTTGACGCCACCCACATCGCGCAGCCACTTGCGGAGATGCTTGGGCGCTCTGCCGTCAGTTAATACGTCGTGGCGCTCGGGGAGAAGAGGGTGAATCATTGTGCCCTGCCTTTGGCGTTCGCTTGAGTTATTAAGGACCGAAGAGTTTCAAGCGAATCGACAACGACATACTCGTTATGTGTTCCCGGAAGCATTCTCAGAACAGTGTTTGTCTTTAGAGATGGATTGACGTAGACATTCATGCCGTCAATTTGAGTATCTATACATCGAACCATTGCTTCTTGCATCAACACCACATTGCCCCCTGCTTACTAAGAAGATTACCACTTGACATTTAGCACTTCACCTGATACGTATAGATATTATGGCAAACAGGAAGTTCGGCGATAAAAACCTCTACGAGTGGGCGCGCGAACAGTGTCTCGCGCATACGACAAACGACTGCTTGCTGTGGCCGTACAGCACAACTACTGAAGGTTACGGTCGGCTTGGATTGCCACCCGGCAAGAAACTTGTGCTCGTTCACCGGCTCGCCTTCTTTTTCAAGTACGGACGCTGGCCGAAGGACAAGTGCCTACACACATGCGATACACCGCATTGCTTCAACTGGCGGCATTTGTTCGACGGCACGCAAGCGGAAAACGTTTCCGACATGATGAAGAAAGGGCGCGGCGTATTCCTTAAAGGCAGCGTACACGGCAATGCAAAGGTCAACGACAACCAGGTTCGTGCGATTCGTGCCCTTTATGCTGCTGGGATGTCTGAAGCAATCATCGCCGAGCAATTCGGCATGGCTCAGACAAACGTGAGCAGCATAGTTAGACGCAAAACATGGAAGCACGTAACAGAATAACTACTAGGTAGTATGAAACTAGGCAGGAACCAGAGATTCCTGCCTATTCCAATTCTTAACTCTAAAGAACATCTAAGTCCTTTAGAATCAATAACCCTGCAACGTGCCCGCGGGGACACCGCAGCCAGTGATAACTCCGTTTGCGAGTGCGTTATCGCAAAAGAACTGCTCGAAGTTAACATAACAACTTGCATATTGGAAATTTGGTGTACCCCCCTGGTTGTACGTGTTGTACACACGCGAACCGTTGACGGTCGGGAAGTACGGCTCTTTGAACATCACCCGGCCAAAGGAAGACGGCGCCAGCAGATACCACGCTTGCTGATCGGCGTGCTGGCCCCAGGTAATGCGCTTGCCTTCGATCCCGATTTTGTCGGTGCCGAAGAAGGGGTCAAACCCACCAGCCTTTCCGCCTTCCAACGGAATGTACTGCAGGTCGTAGCCGATTTCCTTCAGGCTGTTAATTTGCGAATCGTGTGTATAAATGAAGTCTTCGCCGACCGCGCTTTCGTCAACACGCGCCCGCCGCTGCGACATCAGCAACTGGATAGCCGAGCGAGTGATTACCGAGCCGCCCATGTCGAAGCCGTTCGCCACAACTTGCGGAGTGCTTCGTGGAACGCCGTGGAGTTCGCCCGCGGTCGAGTAGCTGACCATGTAGCGAAGCCCGTTGATCCACTTCGGAACGCCGTCGGTCAATCCTCCGTAACGGACATAATCGCCCGTGGTCGGATTGCCGTTGCCAGTCGTGCCCACCAGCGCGTTCTGAGTGCAGGTGAAATACTGCTGCGCTCCGAGCAATGCGCCCTTGTTCGCGATGGTCAGCGAGGTTCGAGTGACGTTGCCAGTCGGGTTGACAATATCGACTGTCTGGCCGATTTCGATGTTGCGAGCACCAAACGGCGTAGCGGCCAGATTGACCGTGTTGGCATTGGGTGGAACTGCCGACAAGCTGGCGAGAAATCCGGTGCCATCGGTGTGTAGCCCGATGTCTTCCCAGTTCTTCATCATTGTGGTCAGATCGCCCAGAGCTTTGACCACGTAGTTCTCGATGGCGACGTCTTCCACTTTGACGCCGACTAGGGCCATCAATTCGGTCCAGTTGGTTGCGGTCGAGATCGCGCTGGGGGTCACGCCGCCAGCGATGTACTGCGCTGCACTGCCCAGCGGGAATGCGCCGCCGTCCGGGTACACCGCACGGGAGTCGCCGCCAGCCAGAGCAATTTGCTGCACGATGCGGTAATCGCGGTTAGAGACGCGCTCGGCCCGGCCATTCTTCATCTTGGAGGCGAGTTTGTCGGTGGTGATAAGAAGGACTGGAATCTTGGAAGCGACTCGTTCCAGTGTCAGGTTAATCAGACTAGATACGTCTGCAGCCATGGGAATTCTCCCGTTGAGTGGTTAGGCAGGACAAGGCTTGCAGTCCTAAGCCGTTGATTGTTCACGCGAGACAGAACAGTTAACGTTTCAGGGATGAGGCAAACACCTCGGCATCGGTCGGCATTCTACCGTTGGCCGCGAAGAAGTCGGTTTTGATCTTGCCGACCTCCTGCTCGGGAGTCATCACCGGAGCAGGTTTCGCCCCAGGAGTTGTGCCCGTTCCCTGATTCATCTTGTCGTTTTGGATCTGCGTGTCGAGTTTCTTTTGCTTCTGCTGCTGCTTGGAAATAACTTTGCCGCCGTAGGCTTCCACTTCGCGCTTCAAAATCTTAGTGACTGCCTGCGTAAAAGTTGTGGTGGCGAGCGTCGTAATCCGTTGCTGGATTTCCGGCGTTCGTCCTTGCGCCCACCATTGGTTGATCTGGCCGAGATAATGGCGGTTCGTGGCCATGCCGTCCAAGGCTTCCGCGACCGCGTCCTTAGCAATGGATCGCTTCTCGTTATCGTTCAGGCTGGTTCCCGCCAGTGTGCTTTCGACGAAAGCCAGACCTGCGGTTTCAAACTTGCTGTTGATTCCATCCTGAAAGATTTGCGCTTCTTTTTGGCCGGCTTCCGTTTTTGTCTTGGCCGCTTCCGCCCGATCCTTTGCGGCCTGGTCGATCAGTGCCTGATCTTCGGGACTGCGGGTTCCCGATGCCGCTTTCGCGCCGGAAAGTTTGCCGCCAGAATCGCGGAACTGCTGGCCGAGAATCAGTGCTTCTTTGACCCGCTCCGCTTCCGCCTGAAGACGCTCGCCTTCTTCTCCCGGAACCGCGGCATACGACTTAATCAGCCGTTCGACAGCGCCCATTGCCCCCAAAGTATCCCACTGCACGGCTGCTTGAGTGAATCTTGCGATGGAACCGTCAGTCTGGAAGCTGCCGTCTGCGTTCTTCAGCGGTTGACCGTCCGGGCCGATTATCTGCGACAGCGGCAGCGCGACCTTGGTGATGAACTCGTCGAAGCTGCCAACGTCTTTTATGTTTGGGAAACTTTCTTCGATGTCGTAGAAGTGCTGGGCCGATTCGCCCGCAAACTTCGCCGCTTCTGGTGTCGGAAACACTTCCTGAAACTGGCCAGTAAGTGCGGCACTGCGCGCAGTCTCGTAGAGCGTGTCCACGTCGATGCCGGATTTTTCCAGTTCCGCCGCGAGCGCCGGGTTGGTTTCCAGCGCCTTTGCCAATGTCGTAACCGGTAAGGGGCCGAGCGAGTCAAGCGGGTTCGGTTCAACCTTGGTTTCTGCGGCCTTGGCATCCGCTGCCGCCTTGTCTGCTGCCGCCTTTACTTCGGCAGCCTTCTCTTCATCCGTCTTGGGCGCGATCGCTTCCGCGGCTTTCTTGTCCGCCTCAGCTTTTTCCGCCGCAAGCTGCTCGGGCGTCTTGGCCGCTGCCGCTTCTTTCGGCTTCGTGCCTTCGGCTACCGACTCATGCACTGCTTCCCGCAATGCTGCCATCGGATCAGGCGCGGTGGTGGTAGTTTCGACGACGGGCGTAGCAGGAGTAGATTCCACCGTTGCTACTGGCGGATCGGCGACTGCGACTGCTCCAGAGTTTACGATTTCATCGGCCATTGCTTATCTCCTTCGAAATTCAGGCGTTGGGTTCAGGTTCGTCCCGCTGCCTGTGATGGTGGTGCGTGAGTTGTGAGGGGTAAGGCTTACTACATCTTGCCAACTGCTATGCCTTGGTCCGATCCGGTGTCATCGCCGAAAGTCGCAGTAGCGCTATCGTTACCGGCGACATCAACTCCCGTGTCGCCCGGTTCTGATCGTATTGGATAGCTTCCAGCCTTTTTGTGGTGTCTGGCGTGTTCTCTTTCACTGCCATTACATCGCTCCCCTCTTCGGCATGGTGATCTTCGCTCTTACGTCAGCGATGGTTTCGACGCGCCATCGCTCGACGCTGAAATCGTCGAACCGTTCGATAGACTGCTGATACTTCTTGAATTCTTCCGCTGCCGATTTAGAGGAAAACACGCCGCGGAGCATATTGAACCCACATCCGTCCTGCATTACTGCGAAAACGACCATTACATCGCTCCCCCGCCCGGCACTGGTGCGGATGGTCCGCCCTTGCCAGGAGGTGCCTGTCCTAACTTGCCGCCCCAACCAGGCGTTCCCGCATCGAGCAGCGCCGGTCCTGCCTGTCCGGCAATCTTCTCCATCTGCATGGACATCACCGCCAGTTTCAAGTAGCCGCGAATTTGCACGTCCGCGGGCGATCCTAGCGGCAATTCCTGCCAGTTCTTGATGCCGTAGCGGATCACCTGCGAAATGACTAAGTCCCACTTCCCAGAGAAGAACTCCTTGTCCGGTTCGACCGAGGGTTTCATCACCGGCATACCATCTGGCCCCGGCACGTTCGACGGAATCGGCTGCGCGCCCGGCGCGATCAGTGCGGTAATGTCCGCCTTGATCTTGTCAATGAAGATTTGCTCGGGCAGCTCGAAATCGTAAGGAGCCAAATAGCGCATGGCGCAACGCCTGTTTTCCGGGGTGTCCAGAACTTCCATGACTAGCGGGTTCGGCTCCCGGCCGCTCGCCATCTGGATCAGTTCTTTGTAGAGTGCGCGTTGCGCCTCGAAGTCAATCGGGTAGTCCTGATCCGCCAACGGTCGGGCATCGGCCTTTCCGTCAAGGTCGGCCAGTCGAATCGGTTCATTAGAGAAGTCGGATGAACTATCGCTTTTCGTGACCTTGTACTCGTCGTCAGTCGCGTTCTCTGCGAAGCAATCGACGCTTAAGGTTGCAGCTCGTGTCCATTCCGCGCGCAAAGCGTTCCAGTAGGGTAAGAGCGTGCCTTTAGCCGTATCGAGCGCCTGCTCCTGCCCGCCCTTGGTCTTGATGTCCTTGTCCGAACCTCCGAAGGTCATCGGCGTCAGGCCAAGCAGTAATTGGAAATACTTGAACAGTTGTTCAATCCACTGCGGAGCGGTCGCATCAAGATGGAATTCCGGCTGAAAGAAAACATCCTTCATGCTGCGGCCTACATCGCCGTTCACCGCCACGCCAATCATGGTAGCGGGCGGCAGAAAGACGCCGTTCATCCCCTCGCCGATGATCGTCTCGTTAAACAGAATCGGCGGACAGCCTATACGGTCATGCGCATCGTCCACTGAATCTGTCCGGTCATTGATCCGATCCTGGAAGTCGAGGCCGAGTTTGACTGGAGCTGTTGGGTAGGCTCCTACACCTTTTTCCGCGCCGCACCAGGTCCACTGTTTCCGGAACACTGCAGGCTGGATGTCGATCAGTTTGTCTTGAAACCAGACCCCGACACATCCCTCGCCAACGTACTGCGCCAGTTCATCGGCGTCTTCCTTCTTATCAATAGCCGCGATCGCGTCTTGCGTGTACCAGACGCGGTGCAGCGAGTTCATCTTTTGCAGCGTGTTCGTCCCAAAAGACGAGCCACCAGACCGCGAGCCGCCAGGGGAGGCAACCCTCATCCTGGCCTGCCGGGCAATCTCGCCGTCGGTGATGCCGGAATCGGAGCCGCTGTTTTTTGCCAGATCCCAGTTGTCTGGATAGAGCCGACGGAATGCTCCTTTGGTGATTTCCGCCTGGTAATCGCCGAGCGGTGTATTGGCAATCACTCCACCACCGTTCGTGTTGGCTTGAGGCATCACTTCCATACTCAAGCCATGCACCACGTCCCAGCGAACTTGGCCGTTTGGAACTTCCCGCTGTCCGGTAATCACCGGCATCTTGATTCTGGCGCCGGGGTAGAAATTCTCTTGACCTAACGGCTTTCCACACTGCGGGCAAGGCACGTTCTCTTGCAGGTTTTGACTGAGATCAACTGGAGCCTGACCGCCGCACTGCGGGCACTCGAAGCGATCGGGAGAGACTTGCCGCTCCTGCATCGACGTGATGTCTTCGTAATGCGTCCCGGTAATTCCGGGGTCCATCGACCAGCGGATGTGCCGGAAATAATGGCCGGTCAGGAACAGGAATTCCTTGCACTGCTCGAGGAAATTCCGGTCCTCGTTGTCCGAGGAAATCTTTCCGTAGGCGCGATCTCTGGCAACGGCCGCTCTCGCATCGAGATCGGAGTCGGAGTCTCCCGGCCACCACTCTACCCCTGGAACCGTGCCGAACATGGAGCTCCATACCCTGCAGGCCCAGCCGATGACGTTGACGTTTTTCTGCGGAGTGTAGTCGGTATGGCCTTGTTCGGTGCCCGCGTTCGTCCCCTGCGATCGCATGATGTCGTTGTAGCCGACATAGGCGCAGGTGAGCGGATCCCACCCGATGTGCTGGTTGCCCTTTTTGTACTCGATGGCGCGCGTAATGGAGCGAATGACTTCGCGCCGCTGCACCGACCAATCCTCGATGTGCTGCTTCCAGCAAGTCTTCAGGCCGGACTCGAACTTCGCTATCGCAGTTTTGTCCTGCGTTTTGAAGAACGCGGCAAGGCGGTCTTCCGGCTTGCCAGTGGCCGGCGTCGCCGCGGAAGTTTCGGGACGCTGATCGGGCTTCTGATCTTCTGGGGAAGGCTGCCGGCCGTCGCCGAGTTGGAGAGTTGGACTTGCCACGAGTTACCAGGGCCGGCCGACATGAACCATCCACAGATCGGTGTCAGGGGCTGCGATTACACTGAAAGGCATCCAGAAATAACCCCGCTGTCCCCAACCGTCTGACCAACTGTTCTGGATAAGCGCCAGTTGTTTCGGCAGGTCATATCCCAGACAAAGAACTTCGTGACCACCGTCTGATGCTTCACCAGGTTTCGGTGGCGACATGATGCCAGTCTCTCCGACAGGGCCGGTCATAAACGACATTGGTACAGAGAACGCAACCAGTACCGGCCATGGCGTCGGATCGGCGAGGCAGGTCAGCACATCGTTCAGCGTGGCCAGCCGGTGATAGGCTCCGGTTCTGTATTTGAATGCGTTCGCCATCTGTTCTGGGGTTAGGGCGACTATCTTGCGTGACGCATCTGGGTAAAGCGAATCCTCGCACGCTCCAAATTTCGTGAGCATCTGGCAAGCCGTGCGCGGCATCGCACCTTGTCCGTTCGGAAAAGTACCCTCAGCCTGCAATGCTTCCACGTACAGACTTAAGGGGCTAAGAACAGGCGACACCTTCTCGTAGCGGCGCGCAATCCATTCGCGCCCCGAAGTGAAGGCATGACCAATACAGGTCGGTTGATCGCCCTGATCCTTGATTGGGCCACCAAACTCGCGCAAGTCAACCTGTTGCGGAAGCACTGGGATGCCACGACCTAGAGCAACGCGGTACATTCGATCCCGCACGTCATGCACGTCGCGGACCGCTCCATTCTTGCGAATCATCGCCCAAACGCCTTACTCATCGCTTCGGGGGGCATGGACGCGCCGGACTTCTTCGGCGCTTTGCCTTTGATCGCATTGTGAGCGGTCATCAGCCCTGCAATGTGATCGGCACCAGGACTGCCGTCAGGATGCATGGACTCCTCGCCGCCCATCATCGTGTTGCCTTCGTCGCCGTCCGGCTCGCGCTCCACGCGTAGTGTGTGGCCGCCGGCCATCGACTTGATGTGCATCGCCTTGACTTTCCCTTTTGCCATAGTTTTAGTCTCCCTCGTTGTCCGCTACGTCCTTCTTCGTTTCCGAATCAATGACTTGGTAGAGTTCCGGCTTATCATTCTTTGCTGCGGCGATCGCCTCTTCTGCAGTATCGAAGTCGCCCTCGAAATCCCCCCAGCCACCGCACGGATAATAGGCCGCAAAAGTAAACAACAAGAACCGCTTCAACGCCATCTCAGTCTCCCGCTGCCTTCTGGGCTTCTGTAATTGTGTCGTTCAACCTTGCCACAACTTCCGCCTGCTCTTTCGGCAGCGGACGCGAATGGCCTTGCATCTCTTCAAGCTTCTGTTGCTGCTGCACTTCAAACAGCGCCAGTTCGCGGCGGGCCTGCTTTGGGGCGCGCGCCGCATTCACCAGCGCCTTGCTCGCCTCTCCAGCTTGCTCGGGCGGCCTGCCTGCAATCGGCTTGTGCGGCTGGTACGCCTCTGGCAACAAGTCGGGATCGAATGCCACTCCTCCGCCAACTCGCCAGTTCAAAAAGTTCCAGAGCTTCTGATTGCGCGCTCGCTCGAAGTCAAGGTCATCCCGCAGACGGTTCAGGTCTACTCGCTGATCATCGAACCGTTCGCGGCTGACGAAGGGCAATTCCCACATTTTCAACGTCCCTTTCATTGCTTTATCTATGCGCGAAGATCAATACACCCTGCAGGACGATCCGCGATAAATCGTTACCAGATCGGCGACAGTCGGCGCTACAAGCTGAATGTTGAGCACAGTCCCGGAAGCGCTTGCACCCTCTACCGTTCCCCAGATATGAGCTGGCATCTGGGTTGCGGCACCGCCAAGCGTCCAAGCCACGCCAATCGCCTGCGATGATGTACTAGAAATCTGATCAACGATCGCGCCTGATTTTGAAGACCCCGTGGCCGTGCTCATGAGGTAGGAGGCGGTTATGTTGGTTGCTGCGTTAGTCGCCGTCTGTACGTCCCAATAGTTTGCGGTTGCCGCGGTAGCCTGCCCAACGATAAGATTGCAGTCAAAACTCCAAGTCGCAGCGACCAAGGGCAGAGTAAAACTTAGTGCGCCAATCGTCACCGGACTGGTGCAATCACTGACCGTCCCGGCCGTTCCGCACGTCCAGTCGGCCCCGGTAATTGTTTTCGTCTGCGGAAAGCTCCCGGCAAAGGCCGTCCACGCCGATCCACTGTATTGACAGGTAACAATGGTCGTTCCTGCCCCAGCGCCGCAGTCCGTGGCTGAGTTTCCGTTTGTGACCACGGCAATGGTGCCAGCCGTTTTTCCCGAAACACTGGCCAGTCCGGCAACGGTCGTAATCGGGATACCACCACCGCCGCCACCTGGTTGAACCAAGGTCTGAGCAAAGACAGGGGCGGAGAACAGCAACGAGAGCACCAACAGCCTCAACGATTTCATGGGAAGTGTTCTCATCGGGATAGTTGCCGCCATTCGCGCATCTCAACATAAACCGCCGTCGCGCTCGCGCTTTTCACTTTCAAATACGGAGTTGCCGGACGAACGACTCCATCGGGATAAGTGAAACTGCCGAATCCGACATGCTCATTCTTTGCGATGGCGTCCCCGATCTGGATGATCTCGCCGGGAACCGCGGGATAGGTGTTAGCGTAGTTTTCGTCAGCTCGCTGGTATTCGAGTCCTTGCCCGGTAAAAGCTCCGCCAGTGTAGTTGCCGACGCCGCCTTGTGGACATTCCTGAACCTCGACATATCCGAATGATCCCTGCGAAGCGGAGAGCAGAACGAATGCGCCGGCACTTCCGTTGATAGTGACGATGGTGCGGATCGGGCTTGCCCGGTTCACCACACCTGCGGTATTGGTCGGATTGGCCAAGTTATTTCCTCCCGGCGCCGGTCGCGGCTGCCCACTTCTTCTTCATTGGTGAGGCCTTGTACTCTTCGTCGCCAGCATCCGCTTTCTTCTTTTCGGAAAGCATGATCGCGATAGCTTGTTGACGGGTTTTTACGACCGGGCCGGCCGGACCTCCGGAGTGCAGGGTTCCTGCTTTCCATTTTCCCATCACCGCTGTATATGGCATTGTAGGTACTCTAAGGCGTTACGCAGGCCGTCAACACTGTCACCGAAACAACCAAGTCCAGTGTTGCAGGTGCTACACAACAGGCCGCGTATCGTCCCTGTCTCATGATCATGGTCAACGGCCAGTTTTCGTGCTTGAGTCTTTCCGCAAATTTTGCAGTGCCCAGATTGCTTGGTAAACATCCGCTCATATCGGTCGGGCGTGCAACCCAATTTCCCAATTTGTCGTACCCAGTTCCGCGCCAACGTCTTGGTCTTGTGCTTGGCATAGTAACGACGGTGCATTGCTTGCCACTTTTCTGGATCGGCTGCGTATCGCGCTTTGTCCTTTTGTCGTCTTACTTCTAATGAATCGCCGAACTCGTGGGTGCATGTTCGACACTCAAGATAAACTCTGTCCCCGCGTCGGCGTTCATAACAATTTTCCTTTGTCCGCAGATGTCCGCGTCCACAATGCGTCGAGCGGCGACCAAACGTTGACCTCTGCATCTCTACTTACCGCCCTCCGGCGTTCTTTGCGAAGCGCGCTTCCTTACCTAACACTCCGGGAGCATGCGCTTCCTTTGCTGCGTAGGCTTGCGTGCTCATGCCGGCCCGCGCCGCCTTGCGCCCAAACAGACCCTTGGTTCCGTGCTTCGTCATGGCTGCGCGCGCCGCCTGCATCCAATGAGCTTTCTCGGCCATGTCTCTCCCTACTATCCCCAGATTCGCAGCGCCAAGTCTGCCGCCTCAATCCATAGAAACAAGAGCGCCAGTCCGATGAACCAGCACAGGAGTTTCGCCGGTTTCGTCATCGAAGTATCAGCCACCCAGCGCCCATGATGTTCCTCATTCAAAAAAGTTCTCCCAGCAACCCGGTTCAGCTCTTCACGGCGACTCCGCTTTCCTTAGCGGTGATCGGGAAGCTGGGAGGAATGCGCAACATCAGTTCAAGACTTTTACTGACAAATTCATCAACTTCGGTACTGCAGTCGATGACGTGGTTTGCACCATAATCACCTGCAAACGTGCTGGCCCCGCCAAGTTCAGCGAGCCAACTGCTGCCACGGTCATATTCGGCCCCACCGCAGGAGTTGCGCACGTAGTCAATGCACATTCCGCCAAGTAGCCATGACCCGCCTGAATGCTTCCGCCAGTTGCCGTAGCCGAAGCTACGGTCGTGGTGAAATCCTGGCAGAAGTCAAACTGCCCGGTAGTTCCAGTCGTCAACGTATTGGTTACGGAAGGCCCGCCAATCAGAACCGGCAACCCGGTGGTGACGTCCGACCCCTGCGCATCCCACTCGAAGGCGATCTGCACAACCGTGCTTGCGCCCTGCGTGGACGAATAGGCGTAGCCGCAGACCTCAATGCTGCGGCCGACGTAGTTCATGAAGCCAGCAGGAAGCTCAACCGATCCCAAAGGCTGAGGAACGGTCGAGGCCGCCGCAGTGGCAATCGTGTTAGCTGGCAGCACTTTCACGACACCCGGTATTCCAGGAGTCGCTGCCGGCGCATAGGTATACGCGGTTCGCGCCTCACTGTTTGCTTGGTAGTAGCTGGCCGTTGAGATCAGACCGAGCTGGACACCTTGCGGCGAAGTTACCACTGGATACGCAGTAACGACCGCACCGGAACCGGTCTGGCCGTAACTGGCGTTGGTAATCGCGCAAGCGTACTTGCCAATCGACAGCAGAATGGGACTCAAAGTGCACACCCCACTCGATACCGGCGCGACGTTTACTACCGTCGGCTGAGTGTAGAGCTTCACTTGATATTCGTTCGTAGCCGCGCCGCTCATCAGCCCGATATACGGAATCCATCCGCACGCTCCTGTAATGGCGGCGGGCGCCGTGAACTGGATTGCCGTGGTAGCCGTAGCTGTGAAGGAGTAATCGGCGGATTCCGGTCCTTCGTTGCCCATGCAATCGACTGGAGTGTAAGCAACGTGGATGGTTGCGGCGGTGTACGACGCGGAACCGGCCACGGTGAGACTCGAAAACGCCGTAGCGGACGTCAGCGCACCCGGAGCCGCGAACAGGCCAGCCGCCGGAGCGGGATTCCAGTACTGCCACTGCGGGCCGCGCTTATCGATAATCTGAACACTGGGATAAACCAATGTTCCTAGTGGATACGCCGAGGGCAGGCTAGCCGCAGAATCAATCGTGACGATGCCTACACCCAGCGACAGTGCATCATTCATCGCTTCTGCCACTCCGCCATCGCCGGACGTGATGGTCACTCCCTGCGCGTGCGAGTTGGCAAAGGTTGCAGTGAACGAGCAGAAATACGGTTGCGGGTAAGACGGGGTAGTGGCAGCCACCGACGGGAACGATGCGGCGGTTTCCGAAGCCACTGCTTCCGAGCTTGCTCCGTCCTGCACCTGGATGGGAACATTCAGCGCCTGAGCGCCCTGCGCCCAGAAAGGAAAGATTTGACGGTTGCCAGTGCCCACGTGGATAAAGCACGGAGCGATCTGAACGTTGTTCGCGCCGACCGCGATCGGACTGAGCGTGGTCACCGCCCACTTGCCATACTCCGAGACGATGATCTCGCCCGCGACCTGGTTAGATTGTGAAGGGTTGCCGGATTGAGCCAGCGCTGGAACTGTGCCAGCCACCAGCCCGCCGAGTAGAGTTAATGCCAGCGCAAGCTTTCGGATCATTGTTTTTCTCCTGTTAGTGTGTGAAGCGTTTACGCAAAGCCCGCGCGCGGCGGGCGACTTCCTTAGTATCTACAGCCTCCCAAGCAGAAGCAAAATCAACAAGATGAGCAGAATCAGCCCTATACCGCCGCTTGGGAAATAACCCCAATCTTGGCTATGAGGCCAATTCGGGAGTGCTCCAACAAGCAACAGTACCAACACGATCACTAGAATCAGGTACATTCTCAGTCTCCTACTTGAACAGAATTGACTACCTCACGGCAGGCCCAAAAACCCTCCAACCCAGGATGCCAACGAGCACCCAGAGGACGGTGTAACCTCCAGCGCGTCGGAACCAGGCCGGTTGGCCGGGTTCATAGTAAGACCAGAACGCAGCCAGCAATGCGACGATATAAATCACCCAGAACAAGATGTTTAACGGCATAGTTATTTCTCCTTTTCTTAAACACAGTGCCCGAAATACCAAGCGGCGACTTCGGCGCGCGTGGACATGCCGGTCTTATTCATCACTTCGCGCATGTAGTTTTTCACTACCTGCTCGCTGGTGGAAAGCAACACGCCGATTTGCTTGTTGGTATTTCCGTGCGCCACTCCCTCCAAGACCATTCCTTCTTTCAGAGTGAAGGAGTGCGCCATTCCTAGAGGGCAAACGAACTTTCCTGAAACATTCGTAAACAGGTTAGCGAGTTTCACCCGCTTTCCGGATTCTTTGATGCCCGCGTGCCGGAACAGCGTGCGCAGGTGCTGTTTCACTATCCCCATGCTGATGTTCAGGTGGCTCGCGATTTCTTTGTTGCTGCATCCCTGCACCAGCAGACGCAGCACTTGCTGGTCACGGGCTGTGATCTTGAGCGCGGGTGTCATGACATTTTCGTGCATCTATTACTCTTCGGTTCGTGGCCCGTATCTGTACAATTTAAGTCGATTGGTTCGCACGGCAATGGCTCAAACTCCACTCCGCCAACCTTTGGAACGCAGAAGAAATTCTCCGGTGCCTTCGGCTTAGGCTTAGGCTTGTGATGGCGGTGAAATGGCCACCACATCAGCATAAGAATCCCGAGGGTGATGAGTTTGGGAATGGCGCCATCCTCTTAGGCTTCTTACTTCTTGCCAAGGGTAACGACATGCACCGTCGCCCGCGCCGTCTTCTGGGCTGCTTTCTTTGTCGCCTTCGCAATCGGGATAGCGACATAGTTTCGTGTGACGACCGATCCCGCCCCGATGCCCAGACCGATGTAGAGGCTTTTGCTGTCCAAGGTGCCAGCGAAGGCCACCGAGGACAGCAGAAGAAGAATGGTCGCTAGGCGCTTCATTTCACCTCGTACTGCTTGCCGAAGACTCCTGCTTTCGAATTGAAATCAGCCCGGAAGTGCTTTGCAGATTTCAGATTGTTAAACAGAGCCTTAACTTCGTCATGGCCGGTGACCTTACCCTGGACGACTGGGAGCAACGCGAGTAGGGAAGTAAGCTCGGCAGCAACGGCGTCAAACACGGCGACAATCTTTACCTGCGTGCCGGCGTCGGTAACGTGCAATTCTGGCAGTAGGGCCGCCAGGTTGGTATTGATGACACCAATCAGGGTCTGGATCTCGACCAGGATGCCAGGTTTGGCGCCCGCAGCGGCGGCATTGTACTGATCGATCAGCCCCTTGACAGTGAGTAAATCGGCTTGCGCCGCGGTTGACCATGCCTGTATCGCTGTCAGGGCTGTGGGCGGTATACCAAGACCGAAGGCTGCCAGGATGGCTAGCGCCGAGGTAATGGCTGGTCCCAGCAAAATGATGATGTTGGAGGCTTCCGTGGTCCATGCGGTTGTGCAGGCCGTCGCGAACAAAAGCAAGTTGAGCAGAGCGAACAACAAAAAGAATCTGACAGCAAAGCGTTTCATGAAACATCCCTCCTTGGGATTGGTAATGAAAAGGCAGGTTGTAGTTAAGGATTTGGAAAGTACGGAGCGTGCCAGTCCATTACTTCCCAGCATTGAACGTCTTTCCCGTCCCACAGCCACACGTCGTTGCCGTTCAAGTCGTGGGTATGAATTTGCTGCGTGCCATCCTTGAAAGTAATTTGGAGGTAAGGCCAGGGCGACTTCAGACCATCCCAAAATCCGGGTTGACCGTTGAAATTGAGCTTCAGCTCTTGCGCCTGCACTTTGTTGAACCACCTGATGCAGTTGTTTACGTGCCTCGCGTCGTCCGGCATGAGCGGAAAGAAGATTTTCATGTCGAGCGGTTGACCGCCGCGGTCCATGTCCATAACGTGATACTCGACGCCAATCTGCGGGATGGTAAGCGGCGTCCCCGCAGGATCGGGATTGACGACTTGAAATGTCGAGAATTGGACTGTATCCACGTTTCCGGTCACGGTGAGCAGAACGCCTTGAGCGGCGCACGCGACAGAGCCTGCAAAGAGCAAGATGCTTAGAATTGCATGTTTCATGTTGTAGATCCTGTGTCAAACAATCCGGCTTCGATCCAGAGGCAACTCATCCCGGCGTTCAAGAATACAGACCGCGCCTCGTCATTGGGCGAAACTGGGAACGTGCCCGTGAGCTGAAAGTGGGGGTCATCTTTCGGGCAGTGAACGAATTCATCTCCCGAGTACATCCCTAGACTCTCGCCGAGGGCAATGATGCGCCGCCACACCGGACCCCAGATCGGATCATCCAGCTTCCACTCCGGTTTCCCCTGCGCGTCGAACGGCGCTACGTCCACGGCCATCCCGAAGTTGTGCCAAGAATGACCTGGCGGTGCGTTGGTCACGATCTTCAATGGATCAATAACCTTCCCGGTTTGGTCTCGGCCTTGAAGCCATATTTTTTGCTGGTCGTTCCAAGAGGCCAACCCACGGGTGACTCGTATGTCGATCCCCTCGTCCGCAAGCAGCGTAGCCTCTGCGCGAATCTTTCTCGCCAGCTGCGGATTCACGAGAGATAGCCGAGTTTCGGAAGAGGGGTCCATTACCAAAACCAGCAAACCAGTGCCACCGCAACAACCGCGACGCCTGCACACAGCGACCACCATGGGAAGCCTACCTCGGGAAGACGTTTCGGCCCGGCGCTGTAGTCATTGAACTCCGATTCGAGCGGATCCGGAGGTACCGTACAGACTTGGGGATTAATGGAGGCAACGGTAGCCGCATAGAGCAGGGGATTGATGGAGGCAACGGGGACCGTTTGACAAGTTCTCGCTTGTCTCGATCTGATTGGCGTGACTTTCGCCACCTTCGCCTTCGCTTTTTTCTTCGCGTTTTTCTTCATGTGTTACTTTCCCGCCGCCTCTACATTCGCGGCTTTTACCTCAACCTTGGCGGCTTCGACCAGCGCCGTGGCATTGGGAATTCCCAGTGCCGTAGCCTGAGAAGCTGAAATTGTTTCGCCCTTAGCCAGCACTTGCGCCGGGCTGGAGTGGGTGTTGAAAGCCTTCGCGACAATGCCCAGTCCAATCAGGCCAGTCGCCCCGATGATCAGCAATCCATGCGTCCATGCGGAAGGCAGAGTGAGTCCCAGGGCCGCGCAGGATTGCGTGACTAATACTGGGCCCCCAGCCAAGATGCCGAAGATTGTCGTTAAGTAACCTTGCAGAATTGTCGCACTCCAGAAAGATTTCATTTTCGGACTCCTTTACTTTCCCGCGTGCACGATCATGCTCGCTGCCCGGTTCCGGGCATCCCGCTGTTCCGTTTCAATGCGTCTGTGATCTTCAATATTAGCGGCGGCCATCGCTTGCAACGAAGCGCTGATTTTTGTGAGTTCCTCTAATTGCCGATCGCGCTGGGCATCGTCTTCAGCCTGCTTTAATTTCCATGCTCCAGTCGATGCCACCAGGTCGAGCACGGTACGCGCGCGCATTATCGAGTTCCGGTTTTGGCTGCTCAACCAGAGCACAGCTGCCGTAACATAGCCGACTAACATGACGATGCTTGGCCCCCACTCGTGAACCAAACCGTAGCTTAGAATCTGCATTGATGTCAGTTCCCTCTCGTAGTTGATGACTGATTTGGCATCGCGAACAGCAGCTTCACGGTTAGCTTCTTCTTACCAGTGCGGACTTTCGGCAGGGGCGCATTCAAACATCAGCGGCATAGTGGATGGATGAAGAGAAAACGTAGCCTTGGAATCTTCGTAACAGCGGCGGCACTTGCCGTCGATCAGCGACGGAAACACGCATGCTCTAGTCGAGCAGCGGCCTTCGAGGGCGCGGCTTAGCAAGCGGCCGTCCTCTGCTGTACGTTCTTGTTCTGAGAGGATGTAGGGGCCTTTGCTGCTGCCTCGGGTGGGCCAGCCGACGTGATACCGAATTCCAGCCGCGATTAAGGCCTTACTGACGCAGGTACTACTGACGCCGACCCTCGCGGCAATCTCATACTGGGGCTTGTGCTGCTTGCCCATGGCAAGCACGATCTCCCGCACGTTGGCGGTGAGTTTTATTTTATGTGGCATTTTGGGAATGGCTACGCAGGAATCACCCAAGATCGCCCTCAGTTTTGGTCAGGGAAGAGGCCCCCGCTCAGCTACCGGCTGAGAACTGTCCCCGTTGCCTTGGGCAGCACCGGGGACAAGCTTTGGAAATTGTTCACAGAGTTTCCCTATTTGACCATCTATTTACTAGAGAATCAAGGAGTTGAGACGATTTTCTTGTGGAAATCATGCACTCAATCTTCCTGCTCCGCGTGCTTCTGTGCTTCCACTGGTTTCGTCGCCCGCGTCTCAGAATGAATCGAGCACGGTCCGACGTGGTTGGGCGGCCGTACCTGGCAGTAGGTCGAGGCTCGCTGAATGTCTTTGTATCCAGGCAGCGGGATGACTTTATTGCAGCGCATACTGTCCCTTCAGTTTGCTGTGCATACACACAGTTTTTCAGTCTTGCTATTTAGGTACGGCTTGCAAGTTAGATGCTGGGTTCGGAGGCAGAAACGGAATGAGAGCCTTCGCCTCGTTTGACGTTGCGCTCACACCCCCAGGGCCAGTTGCCGCAACCACGTAGTAATAAGTGGCTCCCTCAGTCAGTACGTTTCCAGTTCCCGATGTGTCCACGTAGGTGAACTGGGTCACCGGAGGACAGGTTGGCTGGCCAGTTCCGCCGCAGATCGTTGCATACGGGCCGCCAGTTACGGTACCGCGCTGAACGATAAAGCCAGTCGCCTGACCTCCGTTGCCTTGAGTCCACGTCCATGATAACGTAACGGTGTGTTGAGCAAGCGCGAAGGTAGGGCTTGCGATGAACAAAACGGTGATAAACAAAACGGTGAATAACAGTAGTTGTTTCATAATCTCCTTGATTTGCCAGCACCATAACTTGGACCCGTAATGATGCAATCGCAGCAATCATCACTACCATTCTCACAGAGTGGCTCCACGAGCGGCATGAAGTCCTGGGGATGGCGGGTGACAATGGGCAGGGCCACGCACCATCCTACATCTTCAATCTGTATGGTTAGATCGCAAGGTTTCAACTCGCCATCAAGAGCAGGTCCGCCTTCTACTCCTACCGGCTGATCCTGCCCCCATGCCATCGTTGCCAGCAAAAGTACCAACGCGTATTTCATTTATCTCCTCGGTTTAGTGGTCCGGGTAAGGACCATGAGTTCCACAGTATGCTCCAGCTGGGCATACATAGCCGTTTTGTGTCATCGCAGTGTTCATTTGGGTTGTATCGACTCCCTGCGTTTTGTATATGCTTGTTGCGTCATAAGCAAGGTTTGAGAGTGTGAGATTATTCGCCCAAGGTAACGCCATCAGTGGGCAATTAAACGGGGCATTCCCATTAGGGCACGCGCCTGTGGGGTAGGTAACTGTAGGACTGCTACCCATAAACCCGGAGTACCCAAGACAGGTTCCGTCTGCTGTCGAAGTCGCGCAGTTAACCGTAGTCGGAAAGTGGTTGGTGCAGTCAGTGACTCCAGCGGGACAACCTACCACACTCCAATTACTCCCCGTACCTTGGTTCTCTAAAACATTACGATAGAACTGGAAGCTCGCTAGATCCCATGATTGAAATGCAGTCGTTCCTTCGCCCGCCGGAGCCGTGCTATAAACATCCGAACTGGCTCCCGTGTCGGTAGTCGCGAAAACATTGTCATGGAAGAAGTTGGAAATCGGCGAGTGCCATGCGCCGAAATTGGTAATTGCGAAGTTGTTTGGAGAAAGAAACGTGTTGTGCTGGAGTGTTATAAAACGTCCTAATCCGGCACCATTATTGACAAGGCAGTTAGTTATTCCCGGTGCAGGCGCTGATGTTAAATTGTACTTGACAATCAATCCAATCGTCGCGGTTTCACCAATCGCATAGTTAGCCGTAGTTGATCCCGTCGCATAACCGTTGTCGGCGCAGGTAGTGTCTCCACCACCTATGTTATGCGCATAAACTCCATCACCGCCGGCAATGGCAATCATCTTCCCCGCCAGCGAGGCAAACGTGAGCGTGCCAGAACCGATTGCTGTATTACAGGCGGCAAGAGTGCTGCAAACCGTTCCTGGGGTTGATGCTGGGTCGTTGTAAACGATTGTTTGCCCTCCCGTGCCGTCGCTATAGCCTGCCCATTGTCCACTGGTCCCAGTCATGGCGAACGAACCGGCAGACAGTGCACCGGTATTTGGGCTAGTTCCTACGATGCTACTACCGACTATGATCGGACACGTCGTCCACGAAGCGCCGCTCGTAATACAAGTGCCAGCCGCAGAAGTGGAGAGTGTCGGGTCAAGACGGATACTGGCGTGCAAGATGGTAACGTTGTGACTGCTATCGACGGTAATACTCTGGATGTGGGCGGGACTCTTAATGTCGGTCTGGAAGGGGGAACAGTTCGCCGTTACCGTGTATAGGCTGGGCGAGACGGTGACGTAGGACATGGCGCAGGTATAGTTATTCCCGTTGCCAGAAGTCCACTGCCACATATGACCGGGCGTGTTGAACTGGTTAGTATCCCCAATATTGGTGAACAGGTTGTTGATGAAGTCGTTATGCCCCACGGGCAACGTGGTGCCACCGCCGTTTCCAGTGTTCATGTCGCCACGCCCAATCATCTGCACTGGATTCGGAGCATTGCGTATCCAGTTGTTGCTTAATCGCACATTATCAAGGTAAGAGGCAGGTCGTCCTGTAGCCGGATCGAATACTCCTGCCGCTTGTCCGCCAGAAGTGGCTTCAACAAGCAGTAGGACGGCGAATCCACTCTGCCCGTCCGACCATGTATTTTCTATGATATTTCCATCCACCAAATTACGGTGCCCCTCTTTCGCCTCAAAACTATTCTTGACGGACCACGGGAAAGGACAAGTGTTATGCGATGCGTACTTGCTTTCGAACGTTCCGCATCCCCAAGGAGGAGCTGGACTGTTAGCTGCACCGCCTGTAAGGAGACGCCAATTCAGGTCTCGGCCAAGATAGTTTTTACGGATTTCGTTATCCGACCCCGGTCCGCCATTTTGATCTGCTGGAGCGCCTCCAGAGAAAAGAGTTTCCGACCCTCCCTCCATCCAGTTGTTCACAATCTTCGTTGGTCCGTTATCGAAGCCGTAGGTGGCAGCCTTTGTTTCACTAGACCAATGATGAATCTTTTCAATATAACCATTCATTAGCCAGCCATTGTCGATGTTGAACGTAACGCCGGCAGATGAATCGTCTCCGCAGCCGGGGGTATAGTTTGACGGTGGATTGATTTGAAGATATTGGACCCCTGTTTGCGTTCCTGGTTGGCCGTTGATCGTCAGGACTGTGTTTGAGGTCGTCGGATCGAAATCGGAAATCGTGTAGTTGGCTCCGCCGCTGATCGAGCCTCCGGCTCCTGAGGGAAGATTAGACATCGTGCCGCCGATGTTGATTGTCGAAACGGGACTGACGGTGAACGTGGGGCCGAAAAACGTATTGCCGAACGCGAGGGTGGGAACCGTGCTCGTAAGCGTGACCGAACCATGCGTGCCGTCAGTGTTCGCCGTAGTGACCGTTCCGGAGTTGTACCATGATAAACAATTTCCGGTCGCATCCACGCTAGATCCAGTCGTTGGTTGGCCAGAATCGCCGGGATCCCATCCATGTACGTAGAAGCGGTCGAGTCCAACATAGTTCACCGACAAAGGTGACGCGGGTCGCGTAGCAAGAGGGTTACTTTGTCCGTGGAACAAAACGGGAACAGTAGAACCGTTCTTGCTTGGAGCCGCCCCTGGCTTCGTTGTGATCTCCACGTCGCGGATGACAATGTGATTGGTAACGTTGGTGGACGTGACCGGATCTACGCTCGCCTCAATGCCCGTGTCACCAGTAGCAGGAACAACATCAAGCATCACCGTCCACATGCTCGCTTTGTCGTTGGGAAGCACTCCAGGATTTGTGTGTCCATCGCATCCGGGGTTACGCGCGCCACCAAAACCTGGAAGTCCGCGACCGCAGGCCATCACGCCAGCAGTGAGAGGAGTTGTTGATTCGAGCGTTAGGCATTGCGTGGGTTCTACGCCAGTGCTGGGGTTAGCTTTGCCAGGAAGGCTGATGCAATTACCGTTGTGCACCCCTGCAAAGTCGGATGACGTACAGTGCAACACGGTTCCGGATGGAATCTTGATACGCCACGATTTGTCCAAGTAACCGCCCCCAATGGTGTTTCCACCATTGTCACGCCAGTTATAGCAGGCGTCGAGTAATCCAGCGGGCGTGAGAGCATAAGCCGCGCCAAGGGCTTCGCCTGCAACGTTTGGCCCATTGTTGACCGACGTTCCAAGAGTCAGGTCAACGTAGTAAGTTCCCCCAGGCGGATTGCAGACGGTATCGTCTACCCATTTGATTGGGAGCGCAGCGCAAGCGAGCGGGATCCCAAAGCAATCGCCCGAAGAAGGGGGAGGAGCAGGGCTGCCTACAACCGCTACTAAGTTAATGCCTCCGCTACCCGAAACTGCCGCGAAGCGACCTACTCTTGTGCGTCCAGGGTTTGGCGCGACCTGGCCGGTGCCGGTAAGGCTAACGGTCTGAGTGCTGCCCCCAACGCCCCCGGAATCGTCCGTCACGGTCAAGGTTCCGGTGCGCGTTCCTGTGGTAGTCGGAGTGAAGGTCACTGAGATTGTGCAAGAAGGATTAAGGCCTCCTGTCCCGGATAACACACTAGGACAAGTATTCGTCTGGGCAAAGTCACCTGTGATCGAAATGGAAGCGATATTCAAATTTGTCGTGCCGCCGTTTGTCAATGTAACCGTTTGACTGAAACTGGTGGTCCCGGTTTGCTGCGCAGCGTAAGTTAATGTATTAGGTGAAATCGTCGCATAAGAAGTAGTGATTACATATGCAGCGGACGCGACCGCAGAATCTGCAAGGCTGGCGGTCCCAGCCACGGCGTAGAGCGTTTCACTTACGTTTACAGTTACGCTTCCTCCGTTTGCAAGCGGTGTGCCCGTTGTGCAATTGATACCGTCCCCAGTGGTCTGCGGATTGGACATTAGGCCATAGCAAATCAAAGCACCCGTTGTTGAGCTGGTAATCGCAACGCTCAGAGCGCTGGAGGACGTGCCTCCGCCCGGATAAAATGTCGGCGTAGCGGCATTGGAGATTTCCGTAAAAGCAATCGCGCTCAGGGCGGCTTGCGCGGTGTCCTGCGTCCATGCCGGCGCCGTGCCGCTCGACGTGTTGATGCTCGTGGCAAATCCTGAATTGCCGCTGAAATCTTGGTATGTGCTGTAGGGAGACGATACGGCGGTAGGAATACTCCCCCAGATAATTTGATAGATCGCATCGCTCGATCCCGCCAATGTCAACGTGACTCCGGCGGGACTCGTCGTGTTCGTGGTCTGAGCCCTGGTTGCCGGACTTCCTGTATCCACTATGGCAGAGACGCCAGTGAAAGAAAGTTCCGTAGCCTCCACCCTCCATGCGAATGTAGTGGTGTCAGTTCGTGTCACCGTGATCGTTGTGGCTCCGCTCGTGCTCGATAGGGTGTAAGCGCAATCCGAACCATTGGTTGTGCTCTGGACGCCATAGCAACCGGCGGGGTGAGTGTAAGTGCCTCCGCCGCTGACGCTGACAATCTGTTCCGCGTTGCTTAAAATGCCGAACCCTATAACAATGACGTGACCCGATCCTGTACTCGCTACGGTTATGTCGCACGTCGCAGAGGTCGTGACGCAGGTGCCAGAGACAGCATGTTGCACCACGGCCCACGAGGCCCACGCGGGCGAGCCTATCAGCAGTATCAGCGAAAGTAGAAGTCGTCTCATTATGGTTTCAACTCGATTGCGGCCGCTTTCCAAACGCCAGTAGTTTGAGTCGCCGTACAATCTATCGTGGCCGGCGAAGCGGACGTGTTATCGACGAGCACTCCGTTATTTGCGGTAGTGGTCACCGCCTGACGTGGAGTTCCAACCGTCACCGTCATTACGTGGGTCGCACCGTCACCCAGTCCGCAGACTATGTAATCGTTGCTATAGGATGTAGCCACGGCAATATCCGCCGTCGTGCTACTTCCATTGTTGACGCTTCCCGAACCCACCACGGCAGTAACCCCGGAATACCCTTCTTCCACTACAAAGCCGGTTCTCGCCGTAGTCCAGGATAAGATATAACTCGTGACTCCAGAAGGAACCGATGCTTGATAGAGGGACGCAAGAGGAGAGACTGCCGGACCCACGCTTAGAGCATTGCTCAGATTATCGACCCCACTCAGCGCGGTTATTGAGCTGCTGGTGTAAAGATAGATAATCGAAGTGCTTCCAGTGGCAGGCGACGGAGAGGGTGTGACTGTTACTGTTGAGTTTGAGGTAAACGTGGCCGCATATCCGTTGATCGCAGGCGTGATTGTTCCACCACCGCCCGCCACCGGTGGTTTAGAACCCACCACGCTTAGCCACTGAAAGCCAGATCCAATTGCAATCAGCACTGCCAACGAAATGATGATTCCAAGTTTTCTCATGTTAGCTGCTCGTCGATGTGCCGGCTAAGGTCGTACATTTCAGACTGTAGGCCGAAGCACCAGTCTGAAACGAGAAACAGGAGAATGAGTTCCCAATTCCTGGAGTGGCGAAGATGATATGAGTCACTCCGGATGCAGAACCATCGAGGTATATATTCGCTGCGGTCGTGCCATTTGTGACCGAATTATATTGCCAAGCATAAGCTCCGGGAGCCGTGCCGACGATCATAATAAAATTCATGCCCGCCGCTGGCGTCGGACCCGTGATCGCTACCGCAGCCGTCGTCTGACCATAGTTCCATGCCATCGCATTCGAAAGTTGCGCTGCGGTCGGACTGCAAGCCGTATGACAGTCGATGGATTGTGGAGTGACAGATGCGGTAGTCAACGTAGGGGAGGTCGAAGGCGCTTTGGCGTTGAGTTGTGTTTGAATGCTAGATGTAGGATCGACATAACCCATGACCGTCGAAGTCACGCCGTCCACCGTTTTGTTGGTTAAGACCTGTGTGTCAGTCGTTCCAACGATTGTTCCCGTGGGGGCCGCGACGGACGAGGTAATCGTATTCGCTGTTGCCGCGACTGGGATCTGCGTTGCCGTCATTCCAGAGAGTCCGCTGCTGCCGGCCGCGCCGAATGGCCCCACGGTTCCACCATTGATTCGGGCATACATTCCAGCAGTAGTGGTCCATAAGTCTCCGTTTACTGGGCTAGTAGGTGCGGAACCATGCGGAACATTTAATCCAGTAGTCGTAGTAGTAGATGCAGCCGTTACAACTTCTGCGGTGTGGGTTTGCACCGCTGTCCAAGTCGCCGCCCGACCGAGAAACCCAGCACAACCAAAATTATGCACTACAGCGGATCCATCGCTGTACTCGGCGCTAAAACAATGGTTCGTTGAATCAAACGTGGTTTCGTGCGTAAAAATTGGCAATGTCGTGTCTAGTGCGCCTTCGGTGGCCAAGTCGTAGGGAGGAGTTCCACCTGAATTTCCTGTGATTGGCGTACCCTCAGAAAACGAAGTCGTGGAGGCTAGGGTCGAGAAAAAGCCTGGCGCCGGAGTTGTTCCACCGATTGTTGGCGGCGCAGCGTAGCTTTGCGTTGCGAAGGTTCCAAACGCCACATTGTTGGTTTTGGTGCAGGTAGCGACGCCCGTGCTGGCGAGCGTGCAGTCTTGGCTCAGGGCCGTTGGCGCATAAGCGGTTCCACCAGAATTTCCAACCGCCAGGTAGCCTGCCCCCGGCGCGGTGTTTGGCATGACTGCGGCCTTCGTCTGCGCGTCGTTGGTTACGCTGCTCAGGCCGACAGACGTTTTCGTAACCGAGATCGCGCCCGCCGTATTTAGGACGCTGGTGCCATCCGGCTTGACGCCGCCCAAAACAGATGCAGTGGCCGTCGGCAGCGAGTAGAGCGCCGCGAAGGCCCCTGTGTTCAAAGCTCCCGACGCTGACGGTTTCTGGCCGTGCGTTCCGTCTGCAACCATTGGCACCTCTGCGGTTGTTCCCGGATCAGAGGAGGTCGCCGTGCCCGCTGCAGAACCAAACACCGTTAGCGTCGTTGCCCAGGCCGTGCAAGGCGTTCCTATACAAACTGGAACTCCTGGTGTGGTGGGCCACGTCATCGCGCTACCGGAGGATCCGCAGCCTGTTCCGGTGGATAAAATCACGCCTGAAGAAACATTGAGGCAACCATTCGACAAGCTGGCTAGCGTAACACTCTGATCGAACTTCGCCGGAACGTTGAACTCTTTCAGCGATGCGGTCAACCTTTCCAGCCAGTTTGCGGTTACGCCATCGCCAACCTGCGCGATGTAATTCGTAATTGACACCGGGGCTCCAAACGCAAGCTGCCCCGAACTCAGTCCCACTCCGGCGCTCGGCACATCCGTGCCAATCCACGTATCGTTCGCACTTGCTGGTGGACGATACCCCCACGTTGCTTGAGTCAGGGCAGGCTGGGAATCAATCAGTGTGATGATATGGTGTGGATTTAGGCCCGGGGTAAACAGGGAAAAATTCAGTCTTCCTTTTGCTAAGACCGAAAAGGAATTATGGGGGTTATTGTCCTGCAAGAACGTGGCGGTGGCGTTAGGGATGCTATTATTCGTGGTATTGATACTCGACAAACAAACTGTAGCTCCTCCTGGCGACGCTGCTCCGTAGACCGAGCACCGATTCGCAACCTGAATCGGATCTCCATACAATCCAATTCCTACGACGTTCCCTACTTCCACATCTACCTTAACAGTTTTGTTGACCGCTACTATTGAACCGGGCCAGAAGTTTAATTGTCCTGCATAATTCCCAGCCTTAATCGTGTATGCGGAAGTGGATGACGATCCTGTATCAGTGTAAGTACAAACCAACGTCCCCGAACAAGCCGTGGCTTGAGATAGGTTGTGCGCCACATATCCGCACGTCCCACCCGATCCACCGGGGCATCCGCCATTGTAGGGATAGACTGCACCGACTCCAACCGGAGTTGTCATGCGGATTACGTCATAGGTGATCGTGTCAGTTCCGTTTGCCACTCGCGGCCAACTAACCGGAATTGAATCGCTTCCGGTAGAACTCCAATTGAGAATCTGCATCGGAGAGGTTTGCGTATTGGCAGTCGTATCATTGGCTACGATGTAATAGGTGTATGGCGTAGCGCCAGCTGCCGTTCCGAACACCGTCCCTGCGGTTAAAACAGAGCTTGTCGTCAACTGAAAAGTGCTGGAATTGCTTGCAGTGACTGACCAAGTACCGTTGTACCCTGATGGAGTCATTCCGGTTATGGCTACGTTGTTTGTTCCTGTGCCGGGATTCAGTGTTGACGTTATTGTGATCGTGTAAGTAGGGCCACCACCAGATTCACTGGCTGCCGTGATCGCGGCACTGGAGACGCCAGCCTGAAACGCACCCTCAGGTGCCGGTCCGGCAATCTGAAAATTTGCATTTAGGGTCGATTCTCCGGCAATCAAACCAGCAATTCCAAGACCAGGAAAGGGAGACTCGGCAGCGGAGCACGAGGATGGATAGCTACTACAAGGCGGATTGGCGGCAGCGCTGCTCTCGGAGTAGATGTTCTTAAGGTAGGCTCCCTGATAGTTTCCGGTGGAGTTCGATGAATACACTTGCCACAACGAGGTGGCCTGAATGACTGTGTTCTCGATGTACAACCCGTTCGAATTATAGACGGTTATTCCTAGTTGTTGAGAAGTGATGTTCGAGTCGCGCAGCGTGATGACCGAAGCGTGATTATGCGCTATGTTCATCTGGCCACCCGAGAAGACATAGGAACCGATCCACGTTGCACCACCGTTTAATCCCGCGCTATTGTTATTGAAGTGGTCAACGGTCGCGTTCTCGTCATCCCAGAAATCGAAGAAATTATTGAATGCACCGTTCTCTCCTACAAGGTCGCCAGAAATATCGTTAAAGTGTGTACCGTTTGCATTGTCCAAAATCGCTTCATAAGCTAAGGCAACGACTCCGGGAGTATTCATGGAAACGGGCGCTCCGGGATGTGCGTAAGTATAGGTCACACTCGACGGCACGGACGTAATAACGGCATCTCCCCAATAAGTTGAGCTGTCCGTAAACATCTGCGTAACTATGTCACCCGGACGAAATCCGTGGGCGGATGCCGTGGTGATTGTAGCAATGCCGCCAGAGAAGGATGTGTTGGTAATGTTTACGCCAGCATATGCGGCGATAGATGAGTGATCGGTTGGAGTACGGAAACTGATGCCTTGAATGGTGTTACTTACAAAATCATTGGCGTTTACGCGATCGCCGACCTGGATACAAGCTCCACGCCCAACGCAATTCAGGGAGGTTCCATATCCGCTCAGTGTAGACTGGTTAGCGTGGACGAAGATCGTGCCGTAAACGTTGTAGTTGTTTATTGAATGCGGATAGCCTGGACCGTTCGCAGGAATTGTTACATTGCATTGGGCGTTCTTGTAGTACGTTGGGTCGGTACCGCAAGCGACGTTGACCGTTTCCTGAATGCCAGAAGAGGCCGAACCGATTGTGTAGGCAGAGTGTGAGAAGAAGGGCGTGAAGAGAATGGTCCCTCCACTCCCCGCGGTATAAGTGCCACCCGTCACGTTCACTGCTTCGCTATTTGAACCATCCGTGATGTAGACCTGATAGCCAGCGCCCGAACTCACGTCAATGCCAACGATTCCCGAAGCAAGAGTCACAGTTGCCGCCGTATTCGCCGTGAGCGCCGTAGTCGAAGATTTCGACCAGTTCATCGCCGATGTCACGTAGGCGGTGGGGGGATTAGGACATTCCACACTGACATTCGGAGCCGACTGCTGAAACAGGCAGTTAAAATAGCCAGTCTGCGGTGCGGGCGTTGCAGCGTTCAGGTTGGCCGCCGACTGCGATACGCTGTTTACGCTGAAGGGGAAGCTACCAGGCGAAGGAACTGGGATCCATGTCTGGTTGCCAGCAAGAATCGTAGCCGAGTTCGCCGCGCCACTGCCTAGTTGAGCCGTGGGCACATACCCACCGACCAGGCTCGCCTTGGCGGCTAAACCGGTGTCCACATATCCCTTGTTGCTTGCGTGGTTAATCGCCGTAGGGTTCCCTGGCAGCGTGATCGGACCTGTGACCGTTCCCCCGACGAGCGATAGATAAGAGCCGCCCGAGCCAGGGGCGAACTGGCTAGCGAGATTCCCTACCGGGCACCCAAGCGAGATGTCGCCAGTCGTATCCGTAGCGAAGTTGCAGTTCAGAAATCCCGCGCCAAAGAGTGGCAGAACGTTGTTGAAGTTCGCCACCGGGACGGTGCTCCCAAGCGGGACGCTGTTCACGCTGATGTTCGCCGCCCCTACGACACCGACGCCCAATCCGATGACGGTCGCCTGCGAGAAGTCGAAGAGGCCTTTAAAGAATGCCGAGGTGCCGGTTGGCTGCGTCCAAGTCTGGCTGTTGATGGGATTGCCGAAGAGTTGATAGAAGCCGGGAGGCGGGGGAATCACGGTGCACGGCTGCGTCAGGGCAGGATTGAAGGTGTCGCCGCTCGTCAGGCAGTAATACTCCGGCTGTCCGCCGGCTTGGTTGCTCGCTTTGTACTCGGTTACGAGCCACTGGGTAGAGTTCACGTTCCCACAAAGGATTTGGTCTTGCCCGTAAACACTACCAGCGATTAGACCTGTGGTCGGATTAGGACGCATATCGAACTGCTGCGCGACGATGGCAAAGGCATTTCCTTGTACCTGGGGGACGTTATTTCCACAGTTCCACAGTTCGAAGTGGAGATAACCGGTCTTTTGAATGTTGCCCTGGCCGTCGGTAAGCGTTGCTGTGACGGTGACGCCGGGAGCTTGAGCGTAGGCGCACACTCCAAGCGTTAGCAGGGTGATAGCCGATAACGCCTTGAGTAACAATGCACGCATTCTAATGAGGCGCCCATGCGCCCGAGCTTCCACCGAACGACACCGCGCGCAGCAGAAGACACCAGTCGTTTGCCCTGGCGAGCCCTCTGTGTCCACGTGACCGAACAATCGGCACAACACAATGAGCGCTAACGCCTTGAGAGTAGGTCGCATCAGTCTTCCGCGTGCTCGAGCACCACGACGTTCTCCGCCTTCAGGCCCTTCTCGCCTTTGGTAACATCAAACTCCACCACGTCACCCTCGGTGAGTTTGCGGTAGCCCTCGGCTTGGATGGCGCTAAAGTGAACAAAAGCTTCTCGGTTGCTGCCATCATCCAAAATCAGAAAGCCGTATCCCTTAGCGTTGTTAAACCACTTGCAAATGCCTCGTTCTGCCATAGCGATCTACTGCTCCTTTTCATCTGTGAATTCTTGCTTCTACTGGAAATCGCGGTGAAACGTATGCTCGCCCACCACCACGGGTCTGGCTTCTTCTAACGCTCCAATCATCGCTGTCGAGATGGGCGGGATAGGCTCGAGGGTGGGGTTGGCGCAGTCGCGATGAACTGTCGCTACTGGGTCGTTGGCACCTATATAAATCACCGTGCGCCACTTGTGATTGCGCAAAATTTGCTGCTGGCATTTCGCGCAGATGCGCTTCTGTCGCTGATTGCCTTTTTTGGCACGTTTCTTCGTCAACGGGTTACGACGATAGAACGCTACTCCCCATTTAATCCACTGCCTGAACGTCTTCATAGCTTCACTCCACCTTCTACCGCTCATTCGTGGCTCGCACACTCGTTTTGCGGTCTCGCGCACCATGCGCCCCTGCCCTAACTTTGAACTGACCAGCTCGGCCGCCAACGACGCCCTCAACTAGCTGCATCGACTTCCCAACTGGACCGCCGAGTTCGCCGGAGATCCCTACGCCGCGCCAGATCACGGCGATCACCGGCGCCACTACCCAGCCATCAATGAGCCACCGCCACCGCGCAATCCCTTCTGGCTTCTTGATTTCCGCTTGGGCCGCGGTGAGGTCGATGTGCATGTGATGCCCGCGCGTGGGATATTTACCCATTTGACATGCGGGGTAGACTTGGTGAAATTCGAGACTTTCGGCCTCTCTCCGACTAAGAAGACAACACTGATAGCGCTTACTCATGCGGCCCTCTTTCTTTGCCGCTTGTTGCGATTCTGTTCAACGGCTGTGGCCCAGCGGCAGTTGCCCGGTTCGTAGTTGCCGTTGTTTTCGATCCGGTCAATGCTGTGTGCAGGAGAAGGGCGTGGCCCCATATCAGCGAAGAAGTTCTCGAACTTCCGCCAGCGCTCACAGATCGTGATTCCACGGCCACCGTAGTACTGGTAATTTGAAGCCTTTGGGTTACAAATCCGCTGGTTCATGCTTCTCCACGAGTTGTTCGTCAGGGACCCAGACATTCCGTGGAGGGTGTTTCGATGAAGCAACTTTTGGCGCAGGAGACATCCACAACTGTGAATGCCATCCCGACGCAAATTTCCCGACGTTACGACGCATAACTTGCCGCAGTCACAGGAGCACAACCATGCAGCCCAACGACGGATTCTCCCTGCTGGCCAGCGGGCGATCAGGCGCCCAAAGCGGTGATTTGTTTTATCGTGGATTTGCAATTTGAATTTGTGTGTGCGGAGAAGTGCTATTGCTCAATCTCGGGGTGCGAGATCGCCGCGAGTAGCCCTCCAGTTTTGGTCAGGAAAGGAGGCCCCTGTCAGGAAGAAACCCGGTCAGCGGTTCCTGAAGTTTCCCGGCACCGCTCGCGATACGTTACCGGGGAACTGACAACAGTTTGCATGGATTTGCTTTTACGATAGCCGTATTCACAGAAATAAATCAATCTTAAAATCTCTCTATTCTGTGGATAACGCATGTGTTATAGGTAAGACGGCGAGGTAATCGCGAATTCTACTGGCATCCCGCCAGCAATCCGCCTTGCAAGCATGCGGCACCCCACCTTGCACCGTAGGTCTTCCGACCATTCCTTTACGGTGCGCGTCTCTCCGAAAGCGGTCACGGTTGCCTTGGTTGATCCGCCCTTGTTGCGTCCCAGCCATCGACTGTTGCGCCGATTCTGGGCCTGCTCTTTTCGTGTGGCCCATTTGCAGTTCCCAGGTTCGTAGTTGCCGTCATTCTCGATCCGCTCGATGGTCAGGCCGGATGGCCTGCGCCGGTAGTGGGCTACTTTGAATTTCATTGGTTTAGTTTCCCTTGCCATGGCATACTGAAACCATGCCAAAGCGTATAAGCAAACGACCAATTGACATAAACCAAGCGGCATTCCAGATGGTGCATCGTTCCACGGGCACCGAGACCAGCGAACCGCGTCTGCCGAAGGTCTCCGAGGCCGTCTCCCGCGTCATGGCTGCTATGGGCCGCCGTGGTGGGCGAATAGGCGGGAAGCGCCGACTAATCACCATGACCGCTGATGAGCGCCGCGTAGTAGCGCAAAAGGCTGCCCGAACGCGATGGGCGAAGAAATCGGAGTGACATTATGCCAATGACCGAAAACGGGAAATGCCCGAAATGCGATGCCCGGTTAAAACGTGTTGACGTTGAATACACAGAGATTCGTGGCTATAAAACCGCATACAAAGGCGTCAACTATGTTTGCCCCCACTGCTCCGCAGTTCTGAGCGTTTCGATTGACCCACTCGCCGTGAAGAACCTGATTGTCTCGGAGGTTTTGAAGGCTTTGGGTAGGGGTTGAACATCGTTTGCCCTCCCTTGTGCCGCACATCCACGCACAAGAATTGTTTTCTCATGGAAAATCTCTCTCCAGTGCTCTAACATTTCCCTTGACAATGCTAAAGCGGTTTAGTATACTGTGCTCATTATGAATCGCTTAGGAAGCGAAACGAGAGCACAAGTGATTAACTGCTTGATCGAAGGTTGCTCGATCAGGTCCACCGTCCGAATGACCGGCGTTGCCAAGAAAACCGTCATGCGGCTGCTGGTGGAAGTTGGCGACGTTTGCGCCGACTACCAGGACAAGGCGTTCCACAATCTCAACTGCCGCCGTCTGCAACTTGATGAAATGTGGGGCTGGATCTACTGCAAAGCCAAAAACCGAACGGAAGAAATAGCCAAGAACAATCCCGACGCTGGCGACGTTTGGCTCTGGGTTGCCGTGGATGCCGATACCAAACTCGTTCCCTGTTGGACGCTTGGAAGCCGCGATGCTCACACAGCCAAGGATTTTGTCGATGACCTTGCAAGCCGCTTGAAGAATCGCGTCCAGATCACCAGCGACGGGCATCGTCCCTACATTGAAGCGATTGAAAACGCCTTTGGCGATGACGTTGACTACTCGATATTGCAGAAAATCTACGGCGCGCCCTTGGAAACCGAGACGCGCTACTCTCCCGCTCGTTGCATCGGTATTGACGTGCGGCCCGTCACCGGCGATCCAGACCCCAAGCACATTTCGACAAGTTTTGTAGAGCGCCAGAACTGGACGGTTCGCGGAAGAATGCGCCGGTACACGCGCCTGTCTAACGGCTTTTCGCGCAAGATGCGGAACCACGCCGCGGCAACCGCCCTCAATTACTTTGCCTACAACTTCATTCAGATTCACAGGACGATCCGTATGTCCCCCGCGATGGCAGCCGGAGTGACTGACAGGCTGTGGAGCGTCGAAGACTTGGTTGCATTGTGGGAGTCCTACGAAGCCAACCAAGCACCCATAGCGGCATAGGGCTGATAAAATTTCAGCCATGTCTGATGCCTTTGAGAGTTCCCGGCGCAAGATCGCAAGGGCTGAAAAACACTTTGCCGATCTTAAGCGGGAAATCGACGAGTTCGAGCAATCCGACCCATACATGAGAGTGATTGAGCCGGACCCAAAGCATCTGGACCATCAAGTTCACAAGATCAAGCTGACTCAGCCCCTTCCAGTGTCCGTCGCCGATATTACTGGCGATATCGTGATAAACCTTCGCAGTGCTCTCGACAACGCTGGGTACGAGGTGGCGGTCGCGTCCGGCGTCGTCAATCCGAAAAACTCCGCTTTCCCTTTCGCCGGGAGCGTTGACAAAATGGCAAATGCTCTCGGGAGGTCCAAGGATATACCTCAGCAAATCCAGTCTCTCTTTTGCGGGTTCCAGCCTTACCCAGGAGGGGATGATCTTCTTTGGGCGCTCAACGAAATATGTAACACCGACAAACACAAAATGCTGATTCCCGTTGGGCACGCAATCTTCCCCACCCACCAAGCTGCTCATTGCGTTGGGTACATGAGCATTCCCGAACCCCATGTTTGGGACAGCAGAAAAAACGAGATGGAGCTTATTACCATCGGACCCGGTACAAAGTTCGACTACGAGTTCAATTTCCGCATCTTCGTAGCGTTTGGCGAAATCAAGGTTGTGGAAGGCAAGGAAGTCCTTAGAATCCTGTACAGAATGGGCTGCAAAATCCAAAGCCTCTTGATGGCTATTGAACTTGAGTCTCGCCGTCTCGGGTTTATCAAGGGATAAATTCAAAGTAGCCCACTACCGCATCGCTGGATCATCCCGTTCCAAGAACTGTACTCAGGTGATCTCATTTTCTTAACTAAACAGAAACTGCATCCCAAAGCAAGCCGGAACCTCAGAAACTTGTGGATAACTCACACTTTATGCTTGCGGTTATAATGCTCTAGTGCTATGTTGCTGATATGGTCGCCTGCGCGGAACAAATCGCGTTCGTCCCGAGCGTTTTTGACCTCGGCCATGACTGCGTTCCCATCCCGGTCTTCACCGAGGGACACGACCTCGAAGCCCTGATCCTGTTGGGCACTCGCTGCCGCTGGTGCGGACGCGAAGTGCTCGCCAATCTCTCGCAGCTCAAATCCTAATTTCCGTTCGATCAACTAGCTACTTTGGGCAACAATTTACTTGACACACAAAGGTAGTTGATACACAATAGGGGTATGGAAAACGAAGCCAAAACCCCTAAAACCCTGCAAGAAGCCATTGTATTCTTCTCCGATCCTGACCGCGCTTTGGCCTTCGCCATGATTCTGCGCTGGCCCGATGGCAAGATCACCTGCCCGCGTTGCGGCTTCGATCAGCACTCGTTTATTTCCAGCCGTCGCATCTGGTTCTGCAAGGGATGTAAGAAGCAGTTCACTATCAAGGTCGGGACGATCTTCGAGGATTCCCCGCTAGGCATGGACAAGTGGATGACCGCCGTTTGGCTGGTTGCGAATTGTAAGAATGGCGTGAGCAGCTACGAGATCGCCCGCGATCTGGGGATCACGCAAAAGTCGGCTTGGTTTATGATGCACCGCGTCCGCAACGCAATGCAATCCGGCTCATTCGGTAAGCTGTCCGGGGAGATAGAAGCAGACGAAACTTTCATCGGAGGCAAGTCCCGCAACATGCACGTTGCCCAGCGCCAGCGCCGAATCACTGGCACCGGCGGCAAAGATAAAACTGCGGTCATGGGCATCTTGCAGCGTGGCGGAGAGGTTCGTACCAAGGTGATCTCAAGCCGGAAGAAGAAGGAACTGCAATCTGAGGTTCGGAAGCATGTCGAAGCGGGATCGGCGCTCTACACCGATGCGCTTATGTCCTACGAGGGGCTGGCAACCGACTACGCGCATCAAGTCGTAGACCATGCCGTTCAATACGTGAATGGTCGCGTTCACACGAACGGTCTTGAGAATTTCTGGTCGCTGTTCAAGCGGGGGATCGGCGGAACCTACGTCTCAGTTGAGCCGTTCCACTTGTTCCGATACTTGGATGAGCAAATGTTCCGCTACAACAACCGCAAAGAAATGAACGATGCGGATAGATTCCAAGCTGTCATGGGTAACGTCACTGGGCGTCGGCTCACTTGGAGGGAACTGACTGGCAAGATGGAGGGCGGGACATGTGTTAACTGAGAAGGAAAAGCAGAGGCAAAAACGTGGGAGCAGGCAGGGTTAAATTCCGGCTTTCTTAATTTTCCGGTGAGTCGGCTTCGAGTCTTGTGATTCCGACTTCGGAACGCGGAACAGTGCTTTCATTGTTCGCGTGAAATTGTCGAATGCTTTCTGGCCTTCCTCGATTTCCAGCTTACGCCGCGTATGCGGTTCTGATTTCATTTCGTTCACCGATGGCCTATAATCCTAGCCGGATCATCCTGTTCATTCTTGGCGGAAGGTCTAGAGTGATCCCCTATCTGCGAGCCCTCAATATATGTGTGACTACAGGTTAATCCTAGGGTACCATGGGTGGCCAAAATGTCGCAGCCAATTTTTTTCCGCGTAGGAACTGAGCGCCAAATCGATCTCTCCACGTTCGTGGATTCTGTCCGAGATTTTCTATACATCCTCAAAGATGTGGACGCCACCCTCTCTGAAAAATCCCATGGAAGCGTGAAATGGATGGTCGAAGTGCTAGAGAAGCCCGATGCTGCAGTAGTTGGCGTTTTACCCATCCCTCGCAAACCATTATTTGATCGAAGTTCTGCGGTGAAATCGCAGGTGATTGAGAACACCAGCCTATTGTCTACAAAAGGTGAAAGAAACAAATTCTTTTCTGATGGTGCACTTTCGCATGTAGGTAAGCTGGCGAACCGAACGCCGAAAATTGGTCCGATGGCGATTTGGACGCCGCAAAACGGACGGCCAAAACAGGAGAGTGAAATTTCTCAAGCCACGCTCCGAAATGTCGAGGAATTGACTGGCCCAAAGTATTCTGGCTTTGGCTCTGTTACTGGAAGTTTAGATGCGATTTCTGTTCACCGAGGAGCTGAATTTCGCATTTGGGACAAGGAAAGTGGAAAGCCAGTTCGATGCTTCTTTAAGCCTGATTTCGAGGGGAAGGTGAAGGATTCTCTTCGCAAGGTCGTGGTTGTAACTGGGGAAATGCTGATGAACAGTGCAGGCAACCCACTTTCAATAAAGGTAGACGATTTAGAAGAGGCTCCACCAAGAGCCGATCTGGTACCAATACAGAGTCTGTCAGGAATTATCAAGGATTTCACTGGCGGGGTGTCTTTGAAGAAATACCTAGAGGAATCTGCCGATGAGTGATTTCCGTAAACTATATTGGGATACGACATGTTTTATTTGTTTTCTCAACGATAGCGACCATGAGAGGGAGCGGCACTATATCTGTGAAGATATACTCCAGCACTCCGCAAACGGTACTGCTGAAATTTGGACCTCATCCTTCACCATCGCAGAAGTGATACGCCCACGAGACAAGTTCATCGCGAAGCCACTTCCAAGCTGGACCGATGCGGTATTGGAGAAATTCCCACAAGTGGAAATCCCTCTTCGGAATTTATGGAACTTCCACATCCAAAGGACGCGACCGACACGTCTGCTCACGAAAAAAGAGATGGATGGAATAAGCCAACTTCTACATCCTGACCGAATACACACGATTAAACTTGATGATCGGATCGCTGCATCGGCAGTTGAGATTTCTCGCAATTATGGACTCAAACCTGCCGATGCGATTCATGCGGCCTCAGCCATAGACCTGCACAAGCGTAAGAAAGTTGAGGTGCTTCAGCACTGGGATAAGGACTACGACAAACTTAAGGATTTGATTCCGGTGGAATTTCCAACCAGAATTTCACCACAACATGCCTTCAAGGAATTTATTAAACCGTTGGGTGAGTCTGGATAATTTGGGGAAGTGGTCGGGATACCGGGAATTGAACCCGGACGGGTTGCCCCAGCAGTTTGGCTAGCGGCCCTTCGCCTTATAAGGACAGCTAACAAACTGCCGCGTCTGCCAATTCCGCCATATCCCGATCTCTTAATTCTACCTCACTTGTTCTGGGGGAGGATAACTAACCTATTTTCGGTATCAGGGTTGTGCGTCAAGTAAGTTGTTGCCCTACTTTGGTGCTTTCTATCTTTTTGCTTGGCCCAGCGGACCTGGGCCGCATGGCGGGCACTCTCTTTGCGCTGTTTAGGCGTCAATTTCTTGTTCGTCGCTTCGGCGCCGCGCCGACCGATCTTCGCGAGATAATCTCGAACCGTTTCCATCACCGTCAGTGTACACCCATCACTCATTAGATGCGCGGCGGGTGCGTTAAACCAATGATAAATAGGGGAATATAGTCGCCGACCGGCTGCGAGCCGAGCGGAAAGCTGCCCGCGGCGCCAGAAAGTTTGGAAAGCGATGAGCAAAAACGAAGCGATGAAACGCATGCTCCAAGGGCTAGTGGCGGCCAAGATTGATTCGCGTCCAGGCGCCCGGTCGCTGTTGCTGGGCAAGCCGCGCCCCGCGCCGCGCATGTGCATGGAAATGCAGCAAGAAGAGCCGCTCTGCGATTGCGGAAATGACGCCTGCTATCCAGAAGACAACCCGAAGCGCTGCCAGAATTGTTACGACGCTTGGCTTGAAGACCCTGACGAACGAATCTACGAAGAAAGAGATTTATGAGTCACCTCTGCCGCATTCCTCCGTTACCGTGTCCTCCTGCCGAACTCCTGTCCCTGCTCGAAGACTTCGACGGCGACTGGGAAGCAGTCCGGGGCATCTGTCTCTGGAAAATCTGCGACGGGGAGAACGTCAAGCATTGGCTGCAGGTGCTCAATCTCGTCGGCCAGGGCTTTCTCGTCGGCAATCCCGCCGCATACCTGGTTCTGCCACAAGCGGGTGAGATCCACACCTGCTGATGGGCTGACGTCACTGCTTCCCCTTTCGATCCGCCACTTCCGCGGCTTGACGTTTTAGCTTCGCTCTGGCATCTGGGTCCGCTTCTGGCATTCGTCGTGACTGGATCTTGGGTAGCGCACTGGCTCGATTCGCCGCTCGCGCTTCCTCGCGCTCAATGGCTTCCTCTCTCTGGCGTTTGGTTTCTAGTCGCTCGATGATCTCAATTTTCCGCCGGCGCACCAACGTCACAATCTCTGAGATGGCGGGGAAAAATTCAGACGTCTCTCGCCACTGCCGGAATGCCCACTGAATCACGTCAGGTCTCTCGCCCGCAAACCTACGACTGAACTCAGCCGTCAGTTCGCTTTCCGGTTCCGACTTCGAGTTCAGTGCCGACAAGTGCATTTCGACGGCGATTGTCTGCTGCGATGCCGTCAAGAATGTTCCGCTTGCTACGCTCAGACCGTGCGGCTGATGGGCTAACTGCTGGCTGTTTTCCATTGTTTTTTGCCTTTCGATTCTCAGCGCGATAGAGCGCATCCTGAAAGAAGAAACGATTAATTGGATAGCCTTCACACTTCGCTTGGAGCGTGCTCTCTAGAACGAACTTATAGGCCTCGGGGAGACTCTTCCCGGCGCGATGCTCGGCTTCGACAGCGGACCCGACGTAACCCAAACTGTCACGGGTTATAGGGAAGGCGATAGCTTCTAGGATTGCACCGGCGTATTGGTTTGGATGGAGATCATCAGGCACTTCGCCGTCAAGAATTCTAGACTCAATCTTTTCTTTAGAATCAGAATCTAAATCAGAGTCATAATAAGAATCAGAGTCAGAGTCAGACGTCTCTTCCTCATGCTTTGCATCTGCATTGTATGTGCTATACTCATGCTTTACAGGTGCCCAACGCTTCTGTCCGGCTCTAACTCTTTTATTATGTGATGCCACTACCCTGGCGATTTCTTTATCGAGTCGCTCATTTCGATAGACCCCAGAGTTAAGAACGAAGAATTCACGCAATACTGCATCTACGTTGCTCCTACTTTGCTCATTTAATGCTCGTGCAATGCAATAGCATTGCTCAACTGCACCAGGTACCTCACCCTTCTGCCAGTAGTGCATGAGTAGAAGGAGGTAAGCTCCGTGCTGACCTTGGCTGAGATGCGACGTGTCGCCAAGGTAGTCTCCAACATAGAGCGGCATCCAGGCTTTACTCATGCCGCACCGCCGACCTCGTGAATAAACCTCAGCAAGCCGAGAAAATGTTTAGTTTCACAGCTTTGGCAGAGGTCGTGATACTGGTTCCACGTCTTCCGGTGACAATCTAGGCACAGGTGTGATGGCAGATCTCGAAAGTCTGACCGTCCGAAGGTCTCGATATCGTGGCAACGCCGACATAGTGCCACAAGGTCTGACGCAAGTTCGCAGCCAAGATTGGCGTAGCTAAGATGGTGGACGTGCAGATCTTGATCGTAGGCTATATTGGCGAGCCAGCGAGGCATCTGGCACTCAGCACACCAGTTATGCGTGGCGAGGTATTCCCGGCGACGCTGCTGCCAAGGCTCGGAAGCGATGTAGGAGCGGTATTCGGTCTTCGACAAATCGAATCGTTTTCTGAAGGGTTACGGAGGACATTACCCTAGCAGATTCCAAGGAAGGTTGTCAAGATGGAAAAATAATTTATTTTGTGCTTGACACTTCCCATAATGGGTATATATTGGGTGCCATGAAGGCAGAAGCAAAAGTCCGATTCGATCTAAAAGATTACGCACTGATCAAGAAAGCCGCCAAGGCCGAGCATCGCAGTCTCAGTCAATTCGTTGCTCTTTCTGCCGTAGATGCCGCGAAGGCGGCGTTGGCAGTTCAGAAGTTCCCTCCATCCTCGGCCTCTCCTCAGGAGGCCGTCTCGTGAACTCCCTGCCAAAACTCAGCGGAAACATAGGCGTGGCCGATAACGCGCTGTGGGAAAACTATCCTCGTAAGTCGTTCATTCAACGGATATTATGTCGCCCGTTTGAAAGGGCCTTTCCTGCCCGTTTCAGTCATGTTTTACCGGGCGGCGTCCTAAACGTCAGATTATGTGAAGTTGGCGACGCGATAGTAAGCATCGGTTTCTGCCCAGTTGCGGCTATCCTGAATTCCCCCGCTCCCCAGAAAGCGCTGGTTCCCAGTGCTCACCCTGACAACCGAAGGAATTCTCGATTACCTCTCGTGGGCCAAATCTCAAGAGGAAGATCCATGGCTGCAGGACGACTTGCAGATTGCGTGGCTGACCGTCCTCTGGGCAAGCCGAGGGCATGCGCACCCGGACGTTCTGGCAACACAGCTGACTCTCGGACTTGCTCCCGACAAAGTATGGCCGGAAATCGTCGCGCGGCGCCGGGCGAAACTCGGGCCACTCTACGACCAATTCTATCCCGAAATGGCTTCCCTCCCCCCGAAGAAGCCAGTCGCGAGGCAATCCAATGAAGATGACAGCCGAAGAGTTAAAACAGGTTCTTGACCTCCACGCCGCATGGCTCGGCAATAGTGAAAAGGGTAGCAGGGCCTATCTCAGCGAGGCCAATCTCAGGGGGGCCAATCTCAGGGGGGCCAATCTCAGCGAGGCCTATCTCAGGGGGGCCAATCTCAGCGAGGCCTATCTCGGCGGGGCCAATCT